TTGCATGCAGAAGACGCTGCCAGGCCATCGCCTCCTTCACCGGCGCGAACACCGAGGTGGTCTTGCGCCCCGCCTCCAGAATCTCAGGGGTCAGCGATTCATCCAGGAACGCACGCACTTGCTCGCGGAAATGCCGCTCCTGCTCGGGTACTCGTAAATCCATGGTTCACCCCGCTTGCGATAACGTCCGACAGCATAGAACCGGCAGGTTTCAACGGCAGTGACATCGAACACCAGCACCCTGGTGGAAACGGTCATCACCCGTCGCAGGCACAACCCGGTGGCTTGGTATAACTGACGCCGAACCTTTCTAGGAAGTTCGGGTTGTAGGAGCTTGCCTTGCAAGCGAAAGGCCGGAGCAGGATTCCAGAGACGGTATTAATGGTGCCGCTGGAGAGCTCTCTCGCATCCTGCTGGGAGCTTCGCTCCCTTTCGCGGGCATCGCCCGCTTCCGCAGTGGGTCCTGGACACAGCTCCGGAAACGAAAAAGGCCAGCCACCCGCAAGTAACTGCCCCTTTTTGTTGTATTTCCTCGAACGGAAGGATTCGAGAAGACCTTACAACTCATTGATTTACAATACTTTTCCCTAAAATTCCTCTCCTCGTAACCCCATAAGCACCCCAAAATCAACCACCAGGAGCCTCGAGGGAGACTTTAGGCTGCTACTCGCACGCACCTAGCTGGGTCTAACGCCTTATCAGCGTTTTGCCACCGGCGCCTTAAGCTCGGGATGACCGTGCGGTCGCTGCGTGATGTGGATCACACCCTCATCGCCGGGTAAATTGTTCAGACTCAGATCAAAACTAACCAGGGGGGAGTATGGCTCTCATAACGTGTCCGGAATGTACCCGGGAGATTTCCGACCAAGCCGCCACCTGCCCGGGGTGTGGCGTATCCATAGCAGGCCAAGCCAGTGCCGGAGGCAATAATAGTGCTCCCAAGCGCCCCGTCACCATCGAGGAGACAGGAAAGAAGTACAAAAAGCAGATGCTTCTCTCCGCCGCTGTTATGTGCGCTGGCGTCGTTTGGGCGGTTGGCTCAGCCAGCACGCCAGGCGTAGGCGTGCCCGCCGGGCCGGTGTTCCTGATTTTCTTGGGGCTAATGTGGTTCATCGGCGCACGCATCGCAGCTTGGTGGAATCACGGGTAGCAGGTAGTCAAGGTTATCCCCCCCTGGAGAGAGTAGTGCTACTGGTGCCCATTCCGTCTACCGGGCTAAAGCAAAGTCATACCCACTTAGGAGGGGCCAAACTGATGGGGGAGTGGCTACCGAGCGCTGATTGGAAAACTTATCGCGATAGAAAAATCCTATCGAAACGATTTTGCAATTGATTGCAAGGCTGTAAGTCCCTGATCCGCATCGCCTTCACATTCATTTCTGTCCTACTTATCCACAATAACTGTGGGTAAACCTGTGGAAACTCTTGTGAGAATCGTGCTATGACACTATTATCCCTTGCCCCAGCGGGCCTGGAACAGTGCTCGCGGGACATAAAAATAAGATCTAGGCCTTGCGGCTAACGCAGGCCACGAGTGGGAAGGCCCGCCCTTGCGGGTACACAGAGGGGAGAAGGCAATGGTTAGAAAACCGCTGATAGAAGACAACTCCATCGTAGTTCGGTGCTATGCACGAAAGTCAGACAACCAATGGGTTGCAGTCTGCGTAGACCTTTGTTTGGCGGCACAAGGTGATTCCTGCGAAGAAGCGAAGACTCGCCTCCACTCTCAGGTGGAAGATTATGTAATGGACCTGCTGGAATCTGGCGAGGTGCTGACTCGCCCAGCGCCGGCATCCCAATGGCTCACCTATTGGCGTATCGGGCTGACCGTAAAGATACTTCGCAAGCTTAAGAACGCTAGAGCCTTTGCGGCAGCGGCGTTCCGCGATAGCATTTCCATGGAGGGTATGCGCGCAGCATGAGAAGAGCCCCGCCCACCTGTAAACAGGTGAAAGCGGCGCTCAAGTCTCTGGGATTCGAGAAAGTAAAACCTCGAAAGGGTACTTCACATGAAAAGTTTCGCCATCCGGAGTTTCGGAAAGAAAAGCGAAACGTCACCGTTGACTGCCCAAAAGCGCCGTTTCGACCTGAACTTATAATCTCCATGGCGAGACAGGCAGGTCTCAAGAAGAATGAATTCTGGGATTTGTGTCTTGGCCGAATAAAGCCTGAAGACATACACGACTAGCCCGCCCAGCGCGGGCTTTTTTGTGTCCAGTCCCGGCAGCTAGTCAGCCCAGACCCACTTCTATTGCCAACCGGGAATTAACCCCGATACCCATTGCCCAGGCATGCCGTTTCGGGACCTCTGTACCCCCAAAAAGAACAGACAGACTTACCTCCTCATTGAATAGCTTCTGTCAGAAGCGCGGCAAATCATCCTGCAGAGAATGGCTACTAGCACTGACGCACCGCAAAGTTGCGCCATCTAATACCCCCTCGACACCGTTTTTGCGGTTAGCCTCTACTCACACCCATTGGGCAATCCTCCATATCGAGAGAATCCTGCCAGGTGAAGGAAGAAGGGCCTAGGTATGGACGAGCGAAAGTCGCCGAGACGACAGGGCGAGCATGCTTACGCCAACGGTAACAACGAATCCAACGAGTATGAGAGGGGATACTTTCAAGCCCAGCGCGGGATCCGAACCCTCCCGCCCGAACTACGGGGCGCCCAGTAAAAAAGCGAGGGCCTCGGGGCAATCCCGCGTGCACCAGCCGACTTACCAAAAGCGCCCGAGCCCTCTCCCGCAGCGCAACGGTACAAGAAGCGCCGCGACTCTGACCGATACTTACCCGAACACTCGCGCACAACACCTATAATCTATCTCCTACACGTTCCGTCCATCATCTCCTACAGACACGCGACTGCGCTCTGCCCCACCCTGCGCTGACTGGCGAGTACTCCCGGCCGCCGGCAACAAGCAGCCAGAGCGCGTGAACGTGATTCAATACTGGTGGATGACCGTCGGGCGACCATACAGTGACAAAAGGGTGTGTGTCGTGGTCTATCCGGGAAAGCCAACGGCAGCTTGGCAGTGAGCTTCGTACGGGGCCAACTGGGCACAAACGCCGTTCTAGAGCGGCGGCTCTACCTCTTAAACGCCAGCCTAATGCTGCTGAAGTTGGCTGGGTATCGATTGCTGAAGGCTGGAGGAGCAGGAGAAGACAGATGAAAGACGCTACGCTAAATGATGTTGAGGGGTATGGAGAGCTATCTTTCTCCTTCAGTGGTCAAGTCAGCACCTCTGCTGGATGGTTCCAACCGAAGAAAGCTGAAGATCTAGACAAATTCGATCCGTTCAGCGAGGCGACATTTTACGGCTGGATTGAAAAAAACCACATAACAGAGGCCATTCCTGTTCAAGTTATGGCCGTCGACCCAAGTAGCCAAACGGTGAGGATAGCACCGGCCACACATCGATGGCCCAAATGGATCGCAGAGGTTCAGCACGAGAAAGAAGGCAACCGCACGATTGAATTCCAGTTTCCATGCGAGCCTTCGATAGAACAGGCGTGCGGCATGCTACAGCAGCATCTGGTTCCCAAAGGCGCCTTATTGCCCTCCGTTAAACGCAGCGACGGGGAACCATGCAGGGTACGGGTGGAAGCTGCAGGCTGGAGCGTTACAAGTATTCGATCTGCCATCTAGCTGAACCGGAATCACGGAACGTATCGCCAACGACTCACCTCGGCGATATTGCAGAAGGCGCCGAACCTGGAGCCTACAACGACAGCACTGGGCTCTTTAAGCCCGGTGTCTCATATCAGCAGTAGGGGAACAAAATGTCGAATGTTAACGAGTACCATAGCGTCAGCCAGCAGCTAGTCTATGCCGCGACAAATAAAAACAAACAAGATAAACGGGCAGCAGCGTTGGCACTGGCCTGCGGCTTGGTGGAGAGTGCAGTTAACAGCAACAAAGAGTTTGAGTTGCACGCTGGTTTCATTCGCGACTTGGCAGTGGAGATCGAAGCCTTCGCCGATGGTGTAGTCGGGGACGACGGATAACTATCACCCCGAGCACCCCGTATACTTCACTTTTACTTCACTTTCGGCGCGTCGGGCTCAGGTCCTAGCACCACTGCCCAGCCCGGTACTCTACGCTGCCTCACGGTCTGGGTGCCGCATAGGTACGGACTAGCCGGGCATCGACGCCATCTCGAGATACTCGAACCTTCCGGGTCGACCAGCACATGGCTGATAGGCTAGTGAGGAACACCCTGCATACTGACGGGGAACGGATCGCTGAGTAACCTCGAAGCAATCTGATGGCGAGTTGGAACCGGTTTGTTCACGCAACGAGCTGGTTCTGCATTCACAATGGGACTATCGCGTCTGCAAAGTGGTTACCTCGGCCCAGGGTAGGGCGGACCAGCACGACCAGGCACAGTAATCAAAAAGATGACTAAGAACTTACGAGGCGGGCCACGAAGAAGTGGTGTGGACCGAGGCCGTGGCTGACCTGGATTGAGCCAGATCACGGGCTGAGTTTTAAACGGCCAGGAAACGAAAAAGGGCCAGTGCTCGTAAGCCACTGACCCTTCTCGTTTTATTTGGTCGGGACGGAAGGATTCGAACCTTCGACCCCTTGCACCCCATGCAGGCGGCCTAATCGGCCTATGTGGTTGATTTTATTGGCTTTCAGACTTGCTGAACTGACCAAAAAGACAGTGCTTTGTGTCGTTTCGCAAACCTTACAAATCAATGACTTGCGGATTCGTTTTGCATCGGCTCAAGCCGCCCATATACTGCCCGTATGTCCAGTATCTCCCTCACCATCAAACAGCAGTGGGCCGGCTGCCTCGTCGTCCACCCGTGGAGCCGTGCTCAAATCGGCGTGCGGCGCAAAGGCGGCGGTCTGCGGTACGTGCCGTTCGGCGGCCTGCTGCACAAATCCTGGCTCCCCCTGTGGGTCACGCCCGTGGCCCTCGCGGTCACCGACTGGAACTACTCTGACGCCCATCAATCGGACCAGCGGCACATCATGTCGGGATTCGTGGTGGGCGCCCTGATCGAGCAGCGCGCCTTCGTTGTGCTCTATGACGGACGCCCGAAAGAGGTCTGAGCGTACGCCACCTGTCTGCTCTGGCCTACAGACAGCCCGAAGCGGCCGCCCTACCCTGCATCTGTCCGCCGTCGGCAGGGAGGCCAGCGACCAGAGGTCAGCGTTACTCGGCGGGCAACTGATCCCTCACCAGCGCCACGAATTCATCATCGGTGGAATACAGGTTCGCCCCCACCGCCGTGAACTCGATGCCATGGCGCGTGGCCGAGCCCTGGACCGTGATGTGGCCGGCGCCGTCGATCTGCCCGCCTGCCGCCTCGATAGCGTTCGTGATCTGCGCGCGACTTCCGTAGAGCTCAATCATGCACACCCCGCGTATTTGACGTGTGGCGTCTCCGGCGGCGGGTCGATCAGCACGTCCGCCAGGGCGGCGCGGTAGGCCGCGTCGTGGTCAGGGTGCACCAGGACGTTGACGTGATAGCCCGGCACCGGCGCCATTTCCGGGTACTCGTTGCCCTCGCCATCGGTCAGGGTCTCGCCGGTGGGCTCCTGGAGCGTGCCCAGCAGCTTGACGCGGATGCGGAAGGGGTCACCACCGATGATCTGATCGCCAGTCTGGGGGTCGGCACCGACTAGGCCGGCAGCTTCCAGAGCTTCCATCATTGCCGCTTCGTCGGCGGCGCGAAGGTAGTAAGGTTTCATGGCGCGGTAAGCCCCTGTAGTTCGGCGGCGGTTTTGGCTCGCTTTCTAAAAATAATGTCGGAAATTAAAAACCTTCCTTCTGGATTGGAAGAAAATTGGCTGCCCAATCTTACCTCGGAGCCTGAAAAATCCATGCTCAAAATGTTGCTATCCGCCGTTCCGTTCAAAGCCACAACGCGGGTTCCTGTAGTAGGATCATAAGAAACACCGAAAATTATTTTATCTCCCGGTTGATAGTTTGCGGAAACCTCAAAAATAGGACCAGCTCTGAATTGGGCGCGCGCCTTTCCGTCAAAGAAATAAAACGCAGCCCTGGTGAGGTTCGAAGAACCCAAAACCATAGCAAAGCAAAAAGCGTCTACAGGGTAATGGGTCGCCGTGCATTCTAATATCACCGTCCAGCCTTCATTTAAACCAAACCACTCCGCCGTGTCCAAGTTCTCAATGGTCGCAACGTCAGCGGCTCGAGTGACTGCGCTGCCGTTGGTTTCAATTGGTGATGTTGCTGCGCTGCCAGTCTCAAGCTGGAACACGTCCAGAGTGCCGGTCACCGTAACGGTCACGCTGGTGCCGGTCGTGGTGAACGTGAGCGGGGAACCATCCGTTGCGGTGCCAGAGCCTCCGGCTGTAACCTCCGCCGACCCGGAGCCATAGACGCTCAGGGTATAGGTCGTGGCATCGCTGACACTCACCGTCTGGGTGGCCGGCGCAAAGCTATTAAGCAGCAGGTTCGTCGCCTCACCTTCCAGGCGCTGGCCCAGGGACTCCCCGGTTACCGGATCGTGATCCCACGCAGGCTGCCCCGCAGGCACCTCGACAAGCTGCCCCTGCGCATTCCACACCCACTTCGGAGACGGCGCGGACAGGGTAAACATTTCGTCATAGTTGACGGTTTTAAGGTTCCGCATCACGCCACCTCCAGAACGAACGATTGGGCTTTAAAGTCGGCGTAGAGGCTGGTCTCGCCGAACTCAGGGTGCAGGCTGCCGATCAGGGCGAGAATGCGGCTTTCCTGGCTGTTGAGGGCGTCCACCGCGTCGGCCAGGGTCTGGCTGTTGGGGTAGTCGCCGTTGGCCACGGCCGTGCTGTTGTCGTTCTGGTACAGCGTCAGGCCGCCCGCATCAGGCACCCAGAAGAACTCGGTGTCGGAGGTTCCTGCGATGCCTGCGGTGGTGTCGGCGTAGGTGGGCGCGCCATTGGCCGCGACGCCGGTGATCAGGTTGAAGCGGCTCTGAATCTTCCGCATCGCCCTGGTGAATATCGTGGCCGTCTCGATGTCGCCCTGTGCCATTTCGGGAATGCCGTCGGCAGTGAAATCGCGCTGGATGGCGTAGGCGCCCGACCGATCCGCGCCCTTGTACGGGACGGAGAGGGTCAACTGCGTATCGCCGTCCACGCTGGCGATGTCGTAAACGACACCCGTGCCGGCCATGACGAAGCTGTCCCCGGCGCTGACGTTGGCCAGCCACGCCGTGCCGACGCCGGACACAACGGCGCTATCCTGAACCGCCGACGCGGTTCCGGTTCTGTACTGTGACATGGGGTTCTCCGGTTATGCTTTGATCAGGTAGCGGTATTCGCCGATAACGACATAGGTGTCATAGGTAACCACCCCGCCTCCGCTGTCCGCAGCCAAGCGGCAAATGGGCAGGTATAGGCCGGCCCCGGGCCCGGATGAGGGGAAGAAGTCGCTGATCGTTCCCACGTTGGAGCCGTTGATAAAGAAATCGACTTTGGTGGCGTACTCTCGTACCCCGAAAGCAAAGCCATTGATTGAGGGAAAGTCGGGATAGTCCGCGACCCGCGTTTCTACGCGGCCATCGGAATAGCGCCCAACGTATATGTAGATACCGGTCGACCGAATCACAAACCCGACACCATTCAGGTCGGAGCTCTGGCGCCATTCACCACGGCCAATGAATAGCGAGGCATTGGCGTCAAATCCAGGATCACCTGAAAGGTTCGGGGAGCCAGGGAGTCCCACTTTCAGGTCCAGGAAAACCCGGTTGCTCCAGTCGACAGAGCCAATGAAATCTTTTACGCCGGTTACGGGGCGAATCTCTGCGCCACTCGTTGGCGACGATGCCGGGATCTCCATGCGGATAGACCCGGCGTCCGAACTGCTATCAGCGGCATTGTTATAGAACGTGACGATGGTTCCGCTGTCCGTGTCGACATCCCACTCCTCGCGCCAATGGAAGCTCACGCTCTTGTAGCCATCCTGGCCGCCAAAGTTGAAAAAGCCCTCAAGCGATACCGCTGGGCCAACCGACAAAACGCCACCAACTTTGCTGAAATACTGCTCGTCGCCGTCCCCGAAATAGAAATCGCCGTTATCGTCGATGTAGGCGGTCCAGCTCGCACCGTCGTAATACCCCAGGTGGGTGGCGGTCAGGTTCAGCCCGGTGGAGGGCGTGTCACCCAGCCGGGACGGGATATTGGACAGGTTGCTGGACCAGTCGGCGCCCAGGCTGCCGGAATCGTCCCAGGTGGTGCCGTTCCAGCGCTTCAGCAGCTTGGTGCTGTCGTTGTACCAGAGGTCGCCCACCGCCTCGGCGGTCGGGGTGCTGATGGAGAAATACGTGGTGACCTTGCCGTCGGCGGTGGCTTGGGCGTCGGCAGCCTCGGACAGCGCGGTGCCAATGCCGCTGTCCTGCGCGTCCTGCCATGCCGTGCCGTCGTATCGGTAGGCGCGGTTACCGTCGTCCGTATCGAACCACAGGTCGCCCTCGCTCATGCCGCTGACCGGCTCCGCGTCTTGATAGAACGACTGAATTTTGCCATCGGCTGCCGTCTGGGCCGCTGCCGCGTCGGAAAGGGCCTGCTGAGCGTCCGCGTAAGCCTCGCTGAGCGTGTTCGCCTCCCCGCTGTTAATGTCCGCCAGGGAGCCCGGCTTATCGCTCAGGTTGCTGTACCCGCTGCCCCCGGTGATCACCACGGAGCCGGAGAACGCTGCCGAGCCGTCGCTGTAAACGGCAAACAGGGTGGTCCCGTCGTACTGGTAGGTGATCATGCCGGTCTTGCCGTCGGCGGACTTCGGCCCCAGGGTGGCAACCGCATCGCCCACGACGCTTTCCACCTGCCCCTCCACGCTGATTTTCTCTGTGGCGGCCAGGGTGCCGGTGACGATCTTGGAGGCCGTCAGCTTCACGATCTTGGTGCTGTCGATGGCGTCATTGGCCAGATTGGCGTCGATGAACGCCCGGTCGGCGTCGGTGACCGTGGCCCAGGGGCTCAGGCCATCCACCTCACCAGCGGCCAGGGAGGGCGTGGTGACCGTGAACTGGCTGCTGATCGTGCCCTGGCCGAAGGCGTCATAGGTGGCAAAGCGCAGGTAGTAGGTGCTGTTGTCGGTGAGACCGGACAGCACCACCGGCCCGCCGTACTGCTGGGCCACCAGATTCTCGGGGCCGGGGGTGAAGCCGGTGCTCTGGCTCATCCATACCCGGGAATCGCGGTAATCCAGATCCTCCGGCGGCTCAAAGTCGATCTGCGCGCTGCGGAAGCCGGCGGAAATGGTCAGAGCCTCCGGCAGGGGCGGAGCCACGTTCTCCACGCTGAGCCGCGCCGCCTGGGCGCTGATCTGGTTCTGCCGGCCCCGGCAGTACACCCGGACCTCGAATGCCCGCCATGCGCCCACTGAGAGCGTCTCGCGCTGGTGGTCCTCGGCGTTCTTCTCGTAGGTGTAGACGAATTGGGGGTCATTCACCCATTCGGTGCGCACCAAGGACAGGGTGCCGCCCACGTCCGCCCACACCTCGACCTGGTAATCCCGGAAGTACAGATCAAGCCCGCCGCTACCGGCGCCCTGCTCGCCCTCCTGGCCCATCTCGAACCATTCGGTGACGCTGGTCTTGCGCCAGACGAACTTGGCGTCGCGGCCGCCGAATACGGTGTCGTTACCCTGCTCGAACAGCTCCAGGCCGGTGACCGGCGGGGCCGGAACCACCTCGTTCGGGTCATCCTCCGGCTCCTCGCTAACGTCGCCAGGGGAACGGACATAGGTGGTCGTGATCTCCGCGACGGTGCCGTCCTGATTCACCTTGCCGCGCAGGGAAACGCCTCGAACCTGGACCTCGTAGGTCTTGCCATCGCTGGGCACGACGAAGGTGGCCTCCGGCGAGGCCGGGCCGACCTCGAACCAGCCTGATTGCCCCTTCTCCCGATACTCCACCAAGCCGTAGGCGTAATTGCTCACGCTCGGCGGCTGGACGCCCACCTCGATGGTGGACAGGTTCGCGTTGGCGGTGCGCGGGGTGTTGGTAGCCTCGGCCAGGGTCACAACCGGCGGATTGAGGGTCACCACCGGCTCGTCCTCCACCGGCTCGATGTAGCTGGTGAGGCGCTGCACTGAAAACGCGGACTCCCACACCATCGCGCCAGGGGCCGGCGACGTGGTGGCGGTGCCCTGCTGCGGCGCCGGGCCTTTGTCGCTGGAGAAGGTGGCAACGCTGGAGTGATAGACGACGTATGGCTTCAGACGTCGGGCAGCCCAAACCAAGTCCCCGCCATTCGCTTTTGCCGTGCGCTCGTTGATGTTCGGCGCGTTGGCGTTGCCGTCGATCAGGATGTAACAGGCTCCGGGGCCGCCAGGGCCGCCGGACCCTGCCCAGATGCGCAGCTGGGGCGAGGTTGTGGGGCTGTAGTAGGTGCCAGGCGGGATGCTGCCGGCAGCGCCGCTCACGTCGATGTACCCATTGGCGCCGATGCTCATGCCGCGAGCGACAATCACCAGCCCCGCACCGCCGGCCCCGCCGTCGCCGCCCGGCTTCTTGTACTCAATGCCACCGCCGTCCCACTCCGCAAGCGTGGAGCCGCCACCGCTCCCGCTGGAGCCGCGCAGATCCACCGGGTACAGGGTGACGCCGCTTTCGTCCTGCTCATAGATGGGCGGCGGGGTCTGCCCAGGCTGGACCCGGCCGCCGATGACCGCGCCCATGTTGCGCATGGTCTTAACGCCGTCCACGTCGCGCATGATCGGCTCGTTGGAGCCACGATACTGATACCCGCGACCGCCCTGGGGCGTGCTCTGGATGTCGAGGAAGCCCGGCGTGCCCTTGTTGACCGCATCCCACCGGCTGCCGTAGTTGAAGAAATAGCCGCCGCTGGAGACCATGCTGGTGGTGCCGGCACCGCCTGGGAAGCCGCGCCCCTTGCCGTTGATCTTGGCGTTGTTGAGCGTGAAGAAGCCGCGCACCAACAGAGCGACGTTGTCGGAAATGAGGATTTCGGCTTCGTCGTCGCAGTTCAGATCACCGGCACACCAGAAATAGGCCGCCTCATCGTCCAGCGATTCGCCGCCGGCCAGGTCCAGCACCCCGTCCACGCGGGTTACTCCGCCGATCACGCTCACTACACCCGGAAAGTTCTCGGGACTGATCTCGGTGCCGCGCTCGTACCAGCTGTTGGGAATCGCGGTGCCCGTTTCCTGCGGCGGCAGTGCCCCGGCCTTCTGGCTGGACCCGAACAGCTTGACCTTCACCTTGCCGGTACGCCAATCCGTGCTGATCTGCTGGATCTCGAAATTACGGTTCAGGTGGCCATCGTCCGTGGTGCCGGTGTAATCCTGCACCTCGAAGAGGTCCACCCGCACAATGTCGCCGACCTCCAGGTCGTTTTGGTCAGGGGTCAGCGTCAGATTCAGCAGCAGCGGCGGCCCCGCATACCGGTCGCGCAGACTCGCAACCAACCGGTCAATGGTCTGTGTGCTGTGCCACCCGCTGAACAGGCCCCGGAATTCGAGGTCCTTCTGCTCGGCCTTGCCGTGGGTCTGGATCGACTCCAGGTCCGGCAGGTAGTTCAGGCGGGTGAATTCTTCCTGGAAGATGTCCCAGTTCCAGGACACGAAGATTTCATTGATCACGGCGCCCATGTCGTGGGTCAGGTCGCCGTAATCCGCCACGGTGTCGGCGTCCAGGCGACGGACATAGCCACCGGTGGAGTGCACGGCCGTCATGCGCTGCAGGCCCAGCTGCCCGTCCGAGTAGATAGGGGCATAGCAGCCCATCAGCAGAAGAATCTCCTCCTCGAGAAACTTCTTGCCATCCTCTTCCTCGAGCCCGGCCAGGCGAGTGACAAAGCCCTGGTTCGGATCATCCGTAACCCACAGATCCTCCCCGATATTCTCGAAGTCGCTGGTGCGGATGAATTCGGCCGGAACGCCCAGGTGCCAGTGCTCCGGCAGGTATTCACCGGGGTACCCGTAAATGGCGCCCGTCAGGACGGCATAGGCCAGCATCGGGCCCGGCATTTCCAGGAACACGAACTCGGTGATTTTGGGGCCAGACTCCTGATCGCCCTGCCCGCGCTCCAGGGACAGCGCGGTGGTGCCAAGCAACCCGCGCTTCACGCCCGTGAACTTGCCGGGCTCCTTGCTGCTGAATGAGGCGATCTCGAATTCGTCGTCATCGCCCTCGATGCGGAGAAGGCCGACCTTCTCGCCCGCCACCACCGCGCCTTCGAAGTCCGGGAACTGATAGGGCTCAAAGCCGTTGGTGCTCAGGACCAGTATTTCGTCATCCTTGGCGCCCAGGTCGCCGTTCAGCCGCGTTTCCTTCGGCTTGAAGATGTCCTCGCGGAGCATCCGCTGAACGTCGGCGCACTTGAAGCTGTAGGCCATGTCTTTGTAGCTGGCCTCGTCCACGATCTGGGTGGTGGCGAGGATGAAATCGGACCAGTCCAGCTCGGCGTCGCCAACATAGAACTTGACGGTCTTGCCGCGCAGGCCCTTGCCGTCGCTCAGCCGGTCGGCTTGGAGCGCGGTCAGCCCGTCGTCCAGTGCCTCGAAGTTCAGGCTGCCGATCTCGGAGTTGGCCTTGTCCGGGTTCAGCTTCTGGGAGGTGCCGGAGATGCTGACCAGCACGCCCTCGATGACGTTCTCGCCGGCCAGGCCGGTGACAGGGTGGGAGGTCAGGTAGAACAGGTCGCTATCGCCGAAGTCCACGGACACAACGAACTGGGGCGCCTGCCACTGGCTGTCATTGACCTCGGCAAAGGCGCTGTTATCGATTCTCATACGAACTCGCGTACGTTGAAGTTGACCGAGTAGAAGCCGACGCTATTCACCAGCGACCAACTGGGATCGCCGTCGATCTGGCAGGTGCGCAGCGTGCCGGAATGGGTGATTTCGAAAGACTCACCACCGGCTACCGAATCCAGGAACTCCTCCAGCTGGGCCAGCTTCGCTTCGTCATCCTCGGCGACTGTGGAAACGCGCCACTCCCGGTCAATTCGGGTCAGGCGATCAAAGCGCCGGCCGGAAAGCGACGTGGCGCTGGCCGCCTGGCGGCGGGGGCGCGGGGTCCAGTCGGAAATGGGCACCTCGAAGGTGTATTCCTCGCCCACAGTCCGGCCGCCCGCCACGCTGCGCTTGGCGGTGTAGGTGATCGTTGCCATTCAGGGCTCCAGAAACGAAGAAACCGCCTCAGGGGCGGTCAATAACAAGGCGGTCGGCTGTTACAGGGCGGCGATCAGAGCGGCCACCGAATTGATGATCTGAGCTGAGGCCCAAAGGCCGGCCACACCGATGACGGCCCAGGCCAGTCGCCGGGCATGCCGGTTCTCGGCGATCTGCATGCAAACCTCCAGCAATTTGCTATAATCCAAATGCGTCGCTCCTTGGTCTGGTCAAGGGGTAGAACGAAGAAACCCCGGAGGGTGGCTGCCCTGCCGGGGTTTCGTTTGTCTGGGCCTCCGAAAGGCCAATGTAGCGTGTATCAGGGGCAGCAGCCGATGCGGCTGTCAGGCGCCCATAAAAAACCCCGCCGGAGCGGGGTTTGGGTCAGTCGCAAGACATTCGTATAACCTTAAGGTTGAACGAATCCCTCGAGTTCGCCACCAGGGCTTTGCCGCTAGGCAAGTATAGAAATCTTCGAAATCCAACATAGCCGCCATACGAATTCCGGGCATTTACCTCGCCACAAACAGCGCGACTCCCTGAGTCATCCCTCATGCTTGGAACTTCGTAAAGGCCGCGAAACTGTGCACTATCCGGGTCTTTTAGGCCATGTCGAACCGCATCTTTGGCCTTTTCTGCCTGGGCCTCTGTCACCGGAAGCTTTTCCCTTGGCTCGCGTGGCTCGGACTGCTTAATCTCTGGCTTCGCCTCAGTGGTCTTGATGGCTGGCTCGGGCTGTGATGCGCAGCCATATGCGCCCAACAAGGCTATCGCCAGGGCACTCAGGACAAAGCTTATTTTTGTTCTCTTCATTGCATTTTCCCCTTTTGTGTCTGAGCCCAAATCCTATTTGAGGCGGCCGGTGTCGTCTACCGGTGACACTAGTCTCTCTTCATCGCTTCCGCGCAGTAGGGTGACGCCTCCAGCAGGCCGCTATCGCGGCGCAGGATCGCATCCTTTGAGAACGTGTAATCTGAGCGGATCACTATGGCGTCCGGCCTGACATCACGGACAGAGGCAGTCGTGCTGCTCTGGAATACCAGCCTTTGCCCATCATACTTGAGCCGCCCAAGCGCGTTATTTTCATTCAAGGAATAGCAGTAAAGGCCTGTGCCATCCCCGTTGACCTTTAATGTGAGCAGGGACGCGGACATGCTGCCGGTCCAGGTGCCGACCAATGCCGGATCAGGAGAAACAACCGTCGTTTCTGAGTATTGCCCGCTGAGCATGTCATCGACGGGATTGACGCATCCAACCAGCCCAAAGGCCGCCGCAGTCGCTATTACCAACGATCGCATCTATCTACCCCTTAACAGTCTTCCGTTTCTGGATTTGGGGTCGATCACCACCCTGTCGAGATTGTTGATCTCGTCCCCCATCTTGTTCATGAGGGTATCAGCAAGTTCGTCTTGGTCGAAGCCCGTGACATCGCCCTGGAATACAATAGTGAGGCTGCCGCCGGAATTTCGATCCTCGGGCGGCAATGGGCTAGGCGGCGCGGCTTCGGGGCTGCCCCCAAATGAACCGAGAGACCCGCTGCTGCCACCACCACCGCCGCCACCCATAAACCCCTTGGCCGCCCCAGTTGCGATAATCAGGCCGACCTGCGCTTTCCCCCAAGCCATAATAGCGGCAGCGGCAGCGGGGCCGCCGCCCAGGATGCCGAGCTCTGCCTGTGCCCGCGTTGCGGCAACCACTGTATTTTGCCATGCCATAGCGGCTGACAGGCCTGTTTGAATGGCCAGCACTATGTTCGCTGCGGCTTGGTTTTCTCCGGCAATCACCTGAAGGAGGGCAACCCCCTGCTGGGCAGCCGCCATCTTTGCCGACATAATCATTCTGCTGGCCCGCTGCTCGCGCTCAATGTCCGTATTTCTGAGCGAATCCAGCTCGTCGTAATACTCGCGGTTGGACTCCTGGAGCAACGCATTGGCTTCTTGGCGGTCGATCTTGCCGAGCTCGTAGGATTCCAGGATGGTCTCCCGGCGAAGCATCAGGTCTTCCGCTAACAGTTCCCGCTCAGAGGCATAGCGGTCCTGAATCTCGCCGAGGTCGCGCTCCAGTGCTCGCTCAAACTCCGCCTTCTCCTCCAGCGCCTTCTGCTCGGCCTCATACGCCTCGATCTGCCGGTATGACCCGTCGATGGCGGCTAGCTGCGCGGCGGTGGCGCCCTCCTTGCGTGCCCGGTACAGCTCCTCCTGGCGGGCCGTCATGCCCAGGGTTTCGGCTTCGAGCTGGAGTGCTGCGACGCGCTTCTGGATGGAGTCGGTGGCCTTGTCGTTACCGCCCCCACCGCCGCTACCGGCGCCCTCCAGATCCGCGATGATCTCGTCCGCGATCCGCTTGGAGCGGTCGTAGTTGATGATCTCGCCGCGACCGCTCACCCGGTCCAGAAGCCGTGCAAACTCCTCGCCGCGCTCGATCGCGGTGTCGGCCTCGATGGCGAATTTCTTGAGGCTGTTAATGGCCTGCTCGGACAGGCCGTTCTTCTCGCCGAACTCGTCGATCAGCGGCAGCAGGTTCTCGCCTTCCTCGAAGGCCTCCCGTGCCTGCTCCCGGAACGCCTTGAAACCCTGATAGGTGGCCAAGCCCTCGGCGTCCTGCCCTCGCCCGCCCAGGCTGCCCAGCGAATTACGGGCCTCAACCGCCAGATCCTCAAAGGCGGCTTTGGCGCTTTCGGCGGCGAGACGCTGCTGCTCAGCCCACTTGATGCGCAGACCTTCGCGCTGGACCTCGTTCAGCTCCTCGTATTTGGAGATCAGCGTGTCTACGGAGGGTGCGGTATTGTCCATTTCCCGGCGGAACCGGGCGATTGCCTTGGAGGCGTCGTCAGTATCCCCGCCGAAGGCCGCGATGGCCGCAGAGGCCGCCGCAACGGCGCTCACCACCACCCCAACAGGATTGGTGCGCGCGGCAGCATTGAACGCCGCCATGGCCACGGTGGCGCCCTTCACGGCGATGGTGTAGGTGGCGTAACCGCCGGCCGCCGCCGCGATGATCTGAACAGCCCCGGCCAGATTCTCCAGGTTGGCGGCTTGCTCGGCGCTCAGGTCGTTGGCCTCGGCGAACTGGGGCAGCATGCCGTTGTACACGCTGATCACGCCGGTGGCGGTGTCGATCAGACTTTGAAGCTCACCACCGACACCGCCGTCGCCCAGCTGCAGGATGGCCTCAGCGGACGCGCTGGAAAACGCTTTCATGGAGCCGGTCAGGCCGGAGCCGAGTATCTCGGCCATGCGAGAAGCGGCACCCTCTGCGTCGCCCAGCGATGTGGTCAGCTCGGAAACGCGCTCACTGGAACCAAGCAACACTTGGGCGGCGGCACCAGCCTCGGAGCCGAAGATCTTAAAGGCGTCCGCCGTCTGGATGTTGGCTTCGGCCAGCCGGTCAATAACGGATTGTAGCCCCCGGGTGGAAATGTCCACCTCCGAAACGGAGACGCCGTAGGATTGGAGTGCGGCCGCAGCCTGGGGGGTGATGTTGGAGAGCTGCCGGATGAAGCCGACAAAGCCGGTGCCGGCGCGGGACGCTTGGATACCAGCATCGGACAGCGCACCGATGGCGGCGGCTGTCTCCTCCACCGATACGCCGGCAGCGGTGGCGATGGGGGCCGCAAAGGACAGTGCCTGACCCAGCTGCATCACATCGGTATTGGCGCTCGCCGCCGTCGCCGCCAGAACATCATTGACCCGGCCCAGCTCCGTGACCTCCAGCCGGAAGCCCGACAGCGCGTTGGACGCCAGGTCAGCAGCGGAACCAAGATCCATGCCGGCGGCGGCCGCCAGCTCCAAGATGCCCGGCGTTGCGCCAAGCACCTCGTTGACCTCAAAACCAGCTTGCGCCAGGAATCGCTGCGCGTCCGCCGCCTGCTGCGCGGAGAACATGCTGGTGGCGCCCAGCTCACGGGCCTGATTCTCCAGGACCGCCATCTGCTCGGCGGTAGCCTGAGACACCGCCTGAACGCCCCGCATCGCCTGATCGAACGAGGCCAGATCACCGACGATCTTGCGCAGGGCCGCCGAACTGGCCACGGCCGCAATGGCCGCCCCCACTGCCTTGAACCCGCCCTCCATCTGGCCGGTTGCGCGGGTAGTGGATTTCTCAGCCTCACCAGCATGACGCCCGATCTTGTCGAGGGACGCGGAGCCCTTGTCGACATCGGTGCTGTCAACGCTAAGTACGAGACGCGCGGTTTCGGTCATTCCAGGCCTTCGTTCTGATTTGGTCCAGGCGCCGCAACACATCCACCTCCCACGGCAGGAGGTGAACGCGCTTCAGTGCGGCCCAGTGATGGATCTCGGTGTAGGAGCAATCGCCCAGCTCACAGAACCAGCCCCACAGGTAGGCGGTGCCTTCCGGGGGCGGCTCTGTTCTCAGGCTCTTGGGTTTCTTGCCGGTTTGGCGGTAAACCGCCTCAAGCTGCTGCCGGCGGCTGGTGCCGGTCTTGGGGTCCGGGATCGTGTCCGCTATTTCTTTTTCCGCCCACTCGTAGAGTCGGTGGACGGCTTCCTGAAAAAACGCGCATCACGCGAGGCATGGCGGTCGATCATGTCCCGAAGCTGGGGGGCTTCGCGGAGCAAGGTCTTCACATTCTCCTCGGTGAATTCCTCCTCCAGGTCCCAGCCGGCCACCAGGGCCGCGCACAGCGTTACATGGCGTTCGGTGCTGTCCACGGCCTCGCCCTTTGCCAGGGCCTCCATATCCTGCCGGTAGGCGTCCTGTTTGGCCTGCTGGAAGGCGTCCGCCCACTGGGAGCGGATAACGAGGTGGTAATCGGTAGGCGTGCCATCCGGGTGGGACAGGGGCACCTTGGTGCCCTCGTTGGCTTTCTCGCGGGTGAAGAATTCCTTCATGCTCATGCAGCACCCCGCAGGATCACGATCTGGCTTTCCTCGGTGGCGTCATAGAGGGCCTGGAAATCCATGGACACGGTGACTTCGCCCTCGCCGGACACGTCCGGCTGGCCGGAGTTGTACTTCACGCGCGGCAGGCTGAATGTGTAGGCGTTCGTGCCGTCGCTCAGGGTGAACTCCAGGTTGGATTCGGTCTCGTTCAGGAACTTCTCGTAGAGCGCCACGCTGTCGAAGAAGGTGGTGATCGAGCCGGTCAGGTTGGAGCGGGCGATGCTCACGCACTCCGCCGTATCCGAGCCCACAACGAACAGCGGGGACAGACCGTTCTCCAGGGTGAGGGACAGCTCGGTCACGGTCGCAATCGAGGCGCCGCCCTCGTTGATCTGGCCGGAGAACGAATCGAACGGGCTGGTGGTGCTCGCGTCCTGATAGGTGGCGCCGGCAATCGGGGTCTGCGCCGGCGCATCCATGGAGCGCCCCACCAGACTGAACGAACTGGTTACGATGGCGTTGGTGGAGACGGTCAGGTTCCAGGTGTTGAACTCACACCCCAGATACCGCAGGTACTGGCCGATGTCCGCGAAGTGCCGCTCGATGGTGAACGGTCGGCGCTCCACGCCTGCCAGCAGGGTGTCGGTGCCGGCGGACGGGGAATCCTCCTCCCAGGTGCCACACAGCACCGCCTCCAGCATGGTGTCGAAGGCGCCGCCGTAGCTCAGCTCGGTGGAGATGTCGCCGCCCACCTGCTTGTTGCCGTGGCGCATGTCGGCGATCTGGCGGTCGGCGCGCAGCTCGTTGCTTTGCAGGGCCTCTTTCGTCAGAGCCAGCGTGGTGCCGGTCTGGCGAATCGGAATAAACGTCGGGGTTGCCGGAGTGGTGCCGGCTTCGGTTTCGGCCACCAGGGCCATAGAGTGGCGTGAGCCGTTTGCAGGGCAGCCCATAACGAACCTCCGTCAGATACAAAAAAGCCCGCTCAAGGCGGGCCGATAGGAAAAGGGGTTGGGTTTACGCCCGGCTGATCCAGGCGCTGTAGAAAATCGTCATCGTCGTTCGGGACCAGTTCTCCACCCGGCGCGGCTGTTCGTAGCCGCAGGAGCGGATCAGGACCTTGAGCGGGTCCCAGACCAGGAATTCCTGGGCCTGGAAATCGGCGATCAGGGTCTCGGACAGGGCCGGGGCGTCGAAGCGCGTGCCGGCCTTGTAGCGGTTGGCTATCTGGTCGGCCAAAGTGATGGCCGGGATGTCCCCGCTGTTGAGGGGGTGATTCAGGTCGATTTGCAGGAACCCATCGTGGCGGTCCTGGCCCTGATCCCCGAGGGTGGCCACGCCCGGCTGGCTCGGGACGACGAACAGGGCCGCCCACGGATCCGTGCCCGGGGTGAAATCCTTGTTCTGGAACGCCGTGGTCAGGCCGAAATCGCCATCCAGCCAGCTCAGGACCAGCGCATTGCGAACGTCGAGGAATCTCATACGCGGTTCTTCCTGGCAGCCTCGTCGGCGATCTGGTTAAAGCGGGCCACGGTCCGGCGGACCATGCCCTCCGGGGCCTGCCTGGACCAGCCCTCGAACTCCAGGCGGTGCGCGTAAGGCAGGTTGTTGGCCATGAACGTCACCCCGCCGCCCTTGAGGGCCGCCACGACTTCGTTCATCTCGTTGACGGCCTGCTGTTTCTCGATCTCCCGGGCGAGCTCGCCGTCTGCCGGGGCGCCCTGGGAGATCTGCCAGTTGCCGACGAATCGACCGGTGCGGCGTGGCGACAGGTTGATGACCTCCGCGAATACCTGGATTTCCACCGCACGGGCGGTTTTCTCCAGGGATCGGCCGGCCATCCGGCTGAATTTCTGCACGTCTGCCGCGAAGCTCATGCATCCCTCAACTGGACGGTCCAGGCGACCGAGGCCGGGTCCTGCCACGTATTCATCACGCGCTTGCCGTCGATGTCGTCGCCGATCTTTGGATCAGTGCCGATCTCGCTTTGCAGCACGGTCAGCTTTTCGTCGGTGGCCAGGATGTGCTCGTTGTCCACCTGCTCGGTCTTGAAGCCCCCGAACACGCCGCGACCCTGGAAGGTCTCGGTGGCCTGGGTCTCTTCGCCGGTCAGGGGGTCGTAATTCGTGCCAGTCACCCGCGTCAGGGTGAAGCTGCGCACCGCATCGGCCAGGGCGCTGTCGAACGCCGCAGCGATACCGGTTTGTACGTCAGCGCGAAGCCCCATCAGGCTCTCCGCACCGGAAAGGTGGACCCGCCGCCGACCGGGAAGTACGGCCGGAGCAGGTCAAAGACAAAGGACAGGTTGCCCGAGCGAGCCCGGGCCCCGTCTTGGTACTCCGTTTCCGATTCCACCGTATCCGCCTTCACCCGGGTGCGTTTGATGTCGCCCTGAGTGTCGGCGTACAGGTTGCCGGCGGCGGATTCCTGGGCGAGATACGCCCCGGCCGTCTTGATGGCATCCTCCACCGGATCGCTGGCCACCACGGCCCGGGCCGTCATCCAGGTGTTGGCCTGAAGCACAGCGGCGGCCTTGTCGGTCTCCTCTGCCCAGCTGGCGCCCAGAATCTGGTCCACGTCCGCGACGGTGATGTAATCGGTCATCGGTTATTCCTTCGGCTTGGCCGCCGTTTTGGCTTTAGCCGCCGGCTTGGCCGCCGTTTTGGCGCGCTCGGCAGCATGCTTGCGCTCCAGGCGCATGACGGTCTCGATGTCCACCGGGGCACCGGGGACCAAGCCGTCCTGGTTGGTCTTCTCTTCAGCCATGATTGCCTCCGAAGAGGCGGCCCGAAGGCCGCCGGTTTAGTTGGTTACGATGAACGCCATCGGCACCAGCTTGCGCTCGAGGACGCGAGTCCAGACCGCAGCGGTGGCCAGCTCGGCCTGGGTGAAGCTGTTGCCGGACGGGGTGCCGACCTGCTGGAAGCCGAACGGATGCAGCAGCCACGTTTTGCGCAGCCACAGCTCTTCCACGCCAGCACCATCGGCGGCGGATTCGTCTTCATCCAGTGCCACCGGGTTCAGCGGGGAGCCCTCGCCGTAGCCGAAGATGCCCGGGCCGAACAGCACCGAGGTGTACTTCACGCCATCGGTGGTGCCGGCCACGGCGGGCAGGGAGTCGTCGACGATGATCCGGCGACCCATGTACGCGCGGTACAGCAGGTTGCCCTCGGAATCGCGCACGTCCTCGGCGTCGTTCAGCTTGGTGATCTGCTTCGCCACCATGGAATGCACGGCGATAGCGGTCACGCCGTCCACCTGGTCGCCCATGGTGTAGGCGGCCTCGATGAAGGCATCGCGGCTGAAGCGAGTGTCGGCGCCCTGGTCGGCGACGGCCTCGGCGGCGATGTCGTAGACCATGTCACCGTCGTCGTTGGCCACGTTGTCGGCCATCACGCCCTTAACCGCAGCGATCAGCCGGCGCTGCCACTGGCGCTGGAAGTACATGTCGGTCTTGGCGCGAATGGCGTCCATTGCGCTGCCGCCCATGGCCAGCTCGGAAGCGAGGTTGGCGGTTGACCAGCCCTTGTTCACGAACGCCTTGCGGGCGATCTGTTCGCCCTGGTCGATCTTGGACGGGGTGGCGTCGGAGGCCGGGTTATCGGAGCTGTAGTTGACCTCGTCGGAGCCGTCCAGGTCGTTCCAGTAAGGCAGCTCGATCAGCTTGCCCGGCTGGGAGGCCATGGTGTCCAGCATCTGATTGCGGGTGACAATGCCGGACTGGAAGAACGCGGTCTTTTCGGGACCGTTCACTTGCGGGAGGTCCTGGAAGATCTCCACGTCGATGATGTCGGAAAGGCGGGTAGTCGCCATGATTGCTTACCTCTGTTGGTGGTGTTCGTCACGGAGGCGCTTGTAGGCTTCCGGGTCCTGTTCTTTCAGGGCCTTCAGCTCTGCGCCTGTATGCTCAGAAAACTTCTTCGTGACGGCCCCGCCGCCTTTCCCGCCGGGAGCCCCGCCCCCTGACGCCTTGCTGCCGTCCACAAGGAACGGGTATTGCTCGGAGAGATATTTGCCCAGCTGCTTGGCGTCCCACGCCTCGCCGTCCGGGCCATTGATCTTTACCCCTTCCGGGGTGTGGGCAATGAACTGCATGGCCTCTTTCTTCAGCAGGCCGTAGCGCTGCACGCCACCGGTTGCCTCTTTGTCGATGAGGCCGGCCACAATGCCCTCAGCAGTGGCGGTGCGCTCGCTGTTGGCGACCTTGTCGCGCAACTCGGCCAGCTCTTTGTCGAGCTTTTCGGCCCGCTCGCGCTCCGTCTTGGAGAGCTGTTCCCATTCCTGCTGCTTCTCGAGACGTTCCCGCTCGCGCCGCTCCGCCTCGGTCTCGAATTCCTGAAGTTTGCGCTTCGCCTCGGCCCGCTCTTCGCGCTCTTTGCGCAGGGCCTCTTTGAGTTCGTCGGCAGGGTCGATGCCCTCCACCTGGAGGCGGTAGCCGTCGCCGTGCTCGCCGTACAGGGCCTGTTGAGCCTCTTCCAGCGCCTCGAACTCTTCCTTGGTGATCTCGAATTTCAGTGCCATGTCTGCAAACCCCGTTTGCTGGTTTCGCCTGCCCCGCAGGCATAAAAAAGGGCCGCCGAAGCGACCCGTCTAAATCGAATGTCTGTTACAGCGTCAGCCCCTCGCGGGCCGCCAGTTGATCGAGCGTCAGCACCCGGCCGGCGTCATCGGTAAACTGGTTGATCTTGACCTTGCCGGAGCGGAACAGCGCGGCGCGGCGCGGCCCCAGCACGTCATCCTGGAATTCCTTGCTTTGCCGTCGGAGAAAGCCGCCATAGGTGAGCTGGTTGTCCACCGGCCCATCCATGCTGGCGCGCTCACCCAGCCCCCCGAGGCGATACTCCTCTTTCACTTCCGGCACCCGGATGCTGCGGCACCGATAGTGCAGCGGCGGGCGCGGCCCCTGACCCAGCGGGTGCAGGGTGCGGTCCAGGCCGGCGCATGTGATGGTGGTGTGGCTGTCCAGGGTGGCCATGAAGCGCTCACCCTCGAGAATGTCCGCGTTCGCCCGGTACACCTCATCGCGGGCCGTGGCGCCGATGTGGTTGGTGGCCGTGCGGATCACCGCTTCGGCCTGCTGCCGGGAGCGCGTAGTGACCAGCCGGGATACCTCCCGGGCCATCTGATCCGTGGTCTTGCTTTCCAGGACGCCCGCTTGGACAACCCGCATGCTGTCGCGGCCGACGCCCTGGGCGAAATCGTCAAAGGCTTGGCGGATGGTGAGACGCTTTTGGGTTTTGCCGCTCAGCAGCGTCATCTTGCTGCGCGTGGTGATCGCCCGGATTTGCTCAGGGGTGAAGCCCTGCCGAATCTCTACCGTGGCGCCAGACGCCAGCAGCTTGGCCGCGAATCCGGCTTCCTGCTCGGCGAAATCCTCAAGCTCCAAGGCGCCCTGAATGCCGGTCGTGGCGTGGACGATGATCTCGCGCAGGTCGCGTTCCAGGGCCACCATCCGCCCTGCCTGAAATTCTGTGGCGCTAGCGGCGGCGATCCTGGCCCGCAAGTCCCGGGCAAGCTGTCGCAGAATCGGCAGCGCTCGCTTAACCTGGCCGCCGCCAAACTGCTGGATGTAGATCTGGTGCCGGATCAGGGCCTCAAGGAGCTTGCCGTGTGAGGTCAAAGCTCAAGGCCCCCGGTCTGGACCTCCGCGTCGATCTCTTCATCGGTGCGGTCGGGGTCAATGCCGCCGGTCTTGCGGCGCCAGGCCCGGTAATCCGCCTTGGCGATCAGGCCCCGATCCACTTCCTGGATGCGCGCCATGACCATTTGCGGGTCGGCGCCCTGCTCGTAGAACTCCTGATTCAGCCGGAACTTGATGTCGTCGAACACATCCGCGCTGGTCATGAACAAAGCCGCCCATTCCAGGCAGTTCTCCAGACCGTCGCTCACGTTGTCCGCCAGAGTGGAGAGGTTGGCGTTCTCGGCGCCCGTCCGTGCCCTCACGGCCTCTTCCCGCTCATTGCCACCGCGCTGCTCGATGAGCTTGGCGCCGATGGCGAGCATCTGGGCCTCTTTCTGCTCCATCAGCTTGAGGGGCAGATTCCGCTCCTCAGCCTGGACCAGCTCGACCTTGCCGCCCTTCGTCTGGATGCCGCGCCGCGCCCCGACGGTCACCCCGTTGGGGTTGAGATCTTTCCATTCCTGGGTGCTGGTTTCGCCCACATCCACATGGAACATCGGCTGGCCAACGATGAACGACGCCTCTTCCAGGTCCGCGCTGTTGCGGTAATGGCCGATATTCACGTCCGCGATGTCGAGCAGCAGCGGATTGTCGGGGTGTTCGTCGTTGTTGCCGGCGCCGATGAACTGGAACGGGATGAACGGCCACCGCTCACCGTTCGCCATGCGTGGCTCAGAGCGGGACACCTCTTCGTTGTGCCGGAAGACGCGCTGAACGTAGTAACCCTGATCATCCAGGCTCAGGACGCGGTACTGCTTCTCCCGGTTGACCTGGAACTCATCGACCCGCACATCGTAGTGCTCGAGCAGAACCACCAAGGCCAACTGCTCGCCGTCGCGGCGCCAGTTGGTGATGGTGGGCCAGGGGTAGGCGCGGAGCGTTGCCTGCAGGCCTTGAGCTTGCTCCTGGGTCAGCCCGTCCTCGGCCTCCGGATAGTCCACCAGGACGCCATGGATGCCGTTTATCGCTGTGTCCGAGACCGCGCCACGGGCGAACTGCGTCAGACTCATGCCTGATCCGTCGGCGTCGTCGCGCATGTACTCAATAACGGACGGCAGCTCGGCCTCCGGCTTCTTGCGGAACACCGCGCCCAGCATGCCGTCATGGGTTCGCTTGGTAACGCCCAGCCACAGGGCCCCCATCTTGTAGCCCGCATACCGATCCGGGTCGCTTGGATCAGGGTTGCGCAGGTACACAGTGCCCCGGCCCTTGATGGCGTCAGAGCCCTCGACCGCATCCCGGACCCGTCGCGCCTTCTTCTCATGGCGCTCGTAGTCAGGGTGGAGCGTTTCAACGGGCATTCTGTTACCTCATGAACCTAATGGGGCCGACGCTGGCCGGCTTGATCACCGGGTACTCGTAATGGATGAAGTAGCCGCCGGCGTCGCAGTTAGATACAACCGGAGACTCATCCGAAAGCCGGAAGCATCCATAGCTAGGTACTGTCAGGCAATAAACGCTTTGTTCGCCTAGCGGGGAAACACTGATGACAGTTTTTACGGGCACTGTATTTGTTTGCACCGAACTCGCTGCCGCACTTTCCGCATGTTCGAGTTTCGTTGTCAATTCCGCTCTGCCTTCTTGCGTGAGCTTTGCACGCCTTTGAGCAGTACCTGTTTGAGCTGCCCTTAGTAGAAATTGGCGCGTCAAACTCAATGCCGCAGCAGCTGCATATAGCGCTCTCTGTGGCGCGTAGAGCGTTTTTGGTTTTTTCGTATTGCCGTCTATGCCATTCAGCACCTTCTTCGGACGAATGCCATCTGCTCGCAAGGTGCCTGTATTCTGAGGCCATTTGCGCCATTCGCTCGCGGCATTCAGGAGCTGAGCTGTGAAGCGACACATGCTCAGACCCTGGAAGGCATTCCAGATTTTCGATTTGATTGTTTGCGCGATTTTCGTCCGCGTGATGGATATGGAAGCCTTCGGGTATTTCGCCAAAGTAATGGCTCCAAACAACGCGGTGTAAACGCCTTTCGCCTTGCCTACCAGACGCTTGATAGTAGTTGCCGCAAATGTAGAATCGGCACCCGTCAAAGTCTTGTCGGGTATCGCTGACAACACGCACTCTTGGCCCATTAAGTCTTTCGCTTGCACCCATTTTCCAGTCCTCGTAAGGAATTTGTGGTCATGCGTGCATTTTATCACGTAACCATCAGCAAAGGTGATCCTTACGGTGTTTTTATGCCCAGTTTTCCCGGCTAACTGATAGGGCACGAACCCGCCATATGGCCCTAGCACTTCGCCTGATTCTGGGATTTCATCGAACCTGAAGTCTCCCATGCGCGTGGTAACGATTGTGTCGCCAGAAAAACACGCATGGTCGAGGCCCTGCTTCTTGTCCGGTTCGCCGTGCTGGTTATAGGCCTGCTGCTCCAGGCACTTCACATACCCGGGGCACCGGTCGACGTTGACCCGGTAGTCGCCCTGGAAGGCGGCGTTCATCGCGTTGATCCGGTCCTTAACCGGCGGGTTCTGTTTCGGGGCGTGGATCGTGAAGCCCGCCTCCCGCAGGATGGCCAGGTCGGTCTTGCTGGCGTCCACGCTGCGCCGGCCACCGCCGGAGGCATCCGGGTACACATGGATGGCATGACCTGGGTAACGGTCCTTGATGAGCCGCACCATGTCCGGCGTGTCGTAGCCGTTGCCGATTTCGCCGACCGCTACCGGGTGGCCGTTGCGCTTCACATGGACGACCGCCGACATCTGGCCGACGTTGAAGTCCATGCCGATGAACAGCGGCTCGCCCGGCTCTTCCGTTTCGTGCGTGTTGCAGCGCTTCCGGTCGAACTGGATGTACACCGTGCCAGTCGTCAGGTTGACGAACTCGCCCTCGATGTAGGCATCCAGCAGGTGCGATGGGTAGATGTCGCGCAGGCTGTCGATGTAGCCGTCCGGCAGGTGCGGATTGCTGTACGACGGCGCCCGGATGATCTCATAGCCCGGCGGGCGCTTTTCGTGCCACGTCTCGTAGACGAAGCGGAAGCCCTCCGGGGTAGTGGCCACCCCAACGGTGTTGGGCGAGCCGTCCGCTTTCTTCTGGCGGTTACGGGACAGTACCCGGCGCCAGACTTCGGCGGCGTCGTCCCGTTTCAGCGTATCCAGCTCATCCACATCCGAATCGCCGACCTCAAAGCCGATGATCCGCTGGGGCGTGTCCATGCTCCGGAAGATGATCCGGCCGTAGCCGTCGATCTCCAGGACGTTGTGCGGGTGTTTCGTGAGCCGGTACGGCACCCGTAGGTCTGACAGCAGCCCCTCGAAGCGCGGCCAGGCGATCATGCGGATCAGGTCGTAGGTCGGCTCGTAGAACGCCCGGTCTGACTCCGGGTGGGCCAGCTTGCCCAGTAGGGAGCGGACGATCAGCGCCTCGGTCTTGCCGGCCCCGAAGCCGGCGACAATGGCCGGGTATCGCGCCTCGCTGAATATGAACTGGTCCTGTGGGACCGTCGGGTTAATTTCCACCGGGGCGATTGACCACGACGGTGACGCCCTCCGGCGGCAGAGCAATCTGGTCCTTGAACGCCTGAACGTCGATGTGCTTGCCGATCAGCTCCAGCCGCTTCACGCGGTCGGACAGCTTGACCTTCACCACGACGCCGCAGGGCTCTTTCTCGCCATCGATGTATTCGTACTGCTGCTCAACGTCGATACCGGCCACCAAGCCCTTGCGCCAGATCTCCGGCCACTGGTGAATCGGCTTCAGCCCACCGTCCTCGTTGTACAGGTCGGCAAGGTCTGCATCCGCCTCAGCAGCCAAGCGATTGAGCAGCCAGTCCGCGTCCACCTTGGTGCGCTCAGACCGGGAAGCCTTGGCCTGGGCGATAGCTTCGGCTATCTGGGGTTTTCTAAGGTTCTCGTTCCCCACGGATGCTGCCGTTTTGGCGCTGTATCCCGCACGGATGGCCGCCTGTGTGGCGTTCAGGTCGCGCAGGTACTCTTCGACGAATGCCTGTTGCTTGTCGGTCAGCTTGGGATTCAGCACCGCTGAGTCCTCCTATCCTGGGCCCCGCCCAGTTACTCGTTGCCGGGCACCGCCCGGGTTACTGTTGCACTACCTTGAATTTGATGCCCTTCTTCACCCAATACCGCACCTTGTCGGGATCAGGCTCTAGGCCGGTCAGTTCACTCATGAGGCGAACGCCCAGGATGTAAAGCGGCAACCACCAGCGCAGGGAGACACGGACCATAATCTGGCAGCGCGCCCTCACTGAGCGCTTTCCGGCGGCTCGCCGATCGACAGGTACTCGCCGTCAACGATCAAGGTCACCGTTACGGTCGACTCACTATCGACGCACTGGTCCAGCGAGAGGGCTTTTTGGCCCCGAACCACGACACCTTTGGCATCAACCAGCACAAGGGCTTTGCCGCCAAGTTCGGTCTGGCAATCACGTTCAGCCAGATAAAGCTTAACCGGGTTAGTCATTGCGTAGCCTCAGCTGGTGCGCTCTTCTCGATGATGATGGCGTCCATCTTGGGCATGACGCCGGCCAGGGCGATCAGCAGGGTGGCGATGGTCACCAAGCCGCCCAGGATCCACACCGCCCCGCGCACAAACGAATTCATCTTGGCCAGGACCACCTTCATCTGGGTGGTGTCCTGTCGGATCACGTTCAGGTCCTGGATGCTGGCCTCCAGGTTGCCCACCCGGTGAGGCAGGCGCTCGGAGTCCAGGGCGTTTACGCGGTGGCGGAGAGTGTGCACTTCCTGCTCCACTGCCCCGAGTCTCGGGGGGATGCTGTCCATGTCGTTGGGTGCCTCATGTGTCATCCCGGGACGATCTCCACCATTGCCGCGCAAGCCACGCAGCCACAAGCCAGAAAAGAAAAACGATAATCAGGGTCAGCGTCAGGGCGTACACCGTGGTGTACAGCCAGCGCTTCACCGGGTCGCCCTGCATTGCGTGCGGACGTACTCCTGTAGTGCCGTCAGTTGCTGGGTGACGGTTCCGATTCGCTCTCGGAGACGCCAATAATCCCGTTCAGCGGCGTCAGTAAGTCTGGGGCCTCCTGCATCGTCCACGCCGGCGGAGCCGGGGGCGGAGGGCACTCCGGGGCACTCTGCCTGGAGGCGCAGCCGGCGACGGCCAGCAGCGACATCATCAGAAAGGCGATCGATCTCAGCCTGCGCATTGCTCAGCTCCTCGGTATAGCGGGCGTCCAGGGCCTCGACCTCAGCCTGGCGCTCCAGGGTGCGAGCCTGGGCGGCCTTGATCTTCTGCGCGGCGCTTTCGGCCAGCTCCTGGCGGTATTGGGCGATGCCCTCGCCGATCCGCCAGCCGTTGACCAGCCATCCGCCGGCAAAAGCGGCACCCAGCGCCACCAGCAAGGCGAGCGCCGGCGCCAGTTTCTTCAGCAGGGGGAGCCAGCTCATTCCGGCTTATCCCGCTGCCATTGCCAGAACTTCACCACCAGGGGCGGCAAAGCGAACAGGGTTGCGAAAGCGGCAGCGGTGCCGGCCGGTATGTTCGGCGGGTCAAAGAACACCTTGATCACCACCAGGGTGGTCAGGGTCAGGCCCCACAGCGCCAGCAGGATCTTTGCCCAGCCGTTGCGCGCTATGAAATCCTGGAAGTCGCTCATACCAGCTCGAAATGCACCAGATCATCGAAGTTGTTGTCGTTGACCTGGGTGTCCATATCCCAGTCACCACCCCAGCGCAGGGCGCGAGACATGCGGCCCTCGGCCAGCAGACGCGCCGCCGTGCCCATCACGAAGCCGGCGAAGTAGTGAAAGCGCTCGCGGTCCTGCCAGTCGATGGGGTACGGTGCCGCGTCCACCCCCTCGCTGGGCTCGCTGTTGTGCCGGCTGTTCGGCCAGCGGACCTGGCTCTTGCCCTGATCCACCATGCGGTTCTGCGTCACGCGGTCGCGGTGGCCGGTGATGATGGTGCAGTCGAAGCCCTTCACGACCTCGTCCATCAGCACTTGCAGATCGGCATGGCAGGTCGCCAGACGCTGTTTGCTGCGCTCGCTGAATTGGGGCATGTCCAGGTCCAGGAATAAAAAAGCCCGCTCAAGGCGGGCCGAAGGGTTCACCGTTTGCCGGTGATTGGGGTCCAGAACGCAAAAAGCCCCAGCGCTGGGCTGAGGCTTAGAGGCAATTCTCGAATATGGCTCTTTTATACCCGTGGACTGCCGGGCAGTCAACACCCGGCCAGTGGATTTTTGGTCACTGGTCAGGCGGCCATGGATAGCATCGCGGCCACCATGTTGATGCCGATTTCCAGACGCTTCACGGCAGTGTCCCGGTTGACCTTCAAACGCCGGGCCAGCTCGCTCTTGCTGACGCACCGGTATTCGTCCGATGAATCGCCATAGTAGGTTTTGAGCGTCTGGAATACCGGCTGATTATTCACCCGGATGTGGTGCATGATGTGGGAGTCGAACGCCTCCAGGTCGCGATCTTCCCACGCCTGGACCGGGTAACCGCTATCGTCCACGATCTGACCCACCATGCGGTCGATCATGGGCCCCATCCAGCTTATCGCATCCTTGGGGCCCGGCCGCTGCCGGCGACTCCAGATACCCCATTGCTCCAGTGCGAATTCCGCTTCCGCGTTGATGTACGCCATATCACCGCCCTCTCGCCTCGAAAATGCCCTGACAGTCCACGCAGCGGGTGATGCCGCCCAGTGCCCGCCGCCGTTCCGGTATTTCGTCGTCGCACTCCACGCAGTGCGTCTCGGATTCGATCTCGAACTGCTGACGCCGGGCCGCTATCGCTTCTTCGTGCGCTGCGTCCCGCTCCTCGATCAGCTCGCCTGCTCTGTCTGCGTTATCAGCCATTTGTCCTTCCCGCCTGCTCAATCAGAATCTTGATCGTCTCCACGGCATGGCCAGCCCGGACCATGTGCTGGGAGCACCGGTAAACGTTCCAGCCAAGGCGCATTGCCGCGTCGTACTTCTGCAGGTCGCCCTCGATGCCGGTGGCCGACTGGTGCCGGCCCAGGGCCATCTTCCCGCCCCGGGTGCGGCCGAAGTGGGTGATGCCCTCAACCTCCACGGCAACCTTGAGCGCCGGAAAGGCGAAGTCGAACCGCCAGTCCTTCAGGCCTGCTTCCGCCAGTCGCTTACGCAGGCCCTTTCCGGGGCCGCCGCAGGCATGGGCGCCAAACCGGTATTCCCGCTCCCAGCCTGTGATCTCATGGGCGCGCAGGTGCAGGGCGAGGGTTTCCTCCGCCGCGCTCATCGGTGCCACCCCTCAATCGCGGCCAGCACCTCCGCCGAGCACGGCAGCTCGCCCTTCTGGCGCCGGTAGTGCGCCACCAGGCCGGCAAAGATCAGTTTCTCCATTCCCCGCCGGCCGATGTCCCGGGGTGAGCCGTAATACTCGGTGACGAACTGGGCGGTGTTTTTGTCGATCGACGCCTCATGCCGGTGGTGGCGTGGGCACAGCGGAATGGTGAAGTCCTGACCGATCCACACCTTGCTGTGCTTGCCGGTGGACCCGACGCAGTGATGAATCTCCGCCGGCATGCCGCAACAGGCGCAGCCCTGGTCGCGGAGCCATTGGTGCCACCGGCGCTGGGCTGCTGTGGGTGCTTTGCCGCCTTGCATTAGGACACCTCCATCACGGCTTGGATGAACGCCGTGGCCGCCTCGGCATTGATCGCATTGCCATAACCGCGCAGTCGTCCCACTCGGGCGGGAGCGCCATCAACCAGCGGGGATGTGCCGGGTTCAACTGGCCGGAGCTTTCCATCCCGGCAGAGGAGCCAGTCAGCGTCTCGCCAGAAGCCGTTAGTCGGAGCGGGCCCAGTTCCCGCGCTTGCACCGGCAGGCCGTTGCGAATGTCCGGTGCCACTTGTCCGCGCTTCTCCGCGTCGTTGGCCCGCGGCGTCGCCCAACCGCACATAGCCGCCATCGACTTCAAGGCCATCCCGCCCTGTCGTCCAGGGGGCACCTTTGCTCCGGTCCCATCGTTCGCTCTTGGGGTGGGCCATCCGGCTAGCAGCACCTTCCCGTCCAGATTTTCCAGGCCTCTCACTGTCTCCGGTTGTCCTTTGTGGTTGCTGGCTCCTGGTGTCGGCCATCCCCCCAGGGTCGCCACCGCCGACAACGGCTTCCCCCTCGCATGCGCCCATCGCTTCTCGTTGAATTCGTCGCTCGCCGACTCGCTCCGGTAGTCCCGCGCTGCTGGCGTTGGCCACCCAATACGCACGGTCTCGGATGTGCGGGGCACCGACGCCCGCAGACGGGAACGGGACACACCCGAAGGCGTAACCCAGGGCTTCCACGTCAGCTTGTACAAGGTCGAACCACGGCCCTGTAGATTTGCTCGCAACCTGCTCTCCAAGGACGACTGGAGGTGCGCACTGCTGGATGAGCCAGTGGAAGGCAGGCCATAGGTGCCGCTCGTCATCAAACCCGCCTCTTTTGCCTGCCGAGCTGAAAGGCTGGCATGGGCAGGAGCCGGTCCAGACTGGTGTATCGTCGGCAACTCCGGCGCGGCGAAGGGCATAGCTCCACACACCGATTCCGGCGAAGAAGTGGCACTGGGTGTATCCCACAAGGTCATCTGGTCGAACATCCTCAATGCTCCTTTCGTCAACGTCGCCAGGCGCAATCAGGCCGGCCGCTATCAGCTCGCGCAGCCACTGGGCGGCGAACGGGTCGATTTCGTTGTAGTAGGCGGTCACGCGCACTCCCCCATTTCCCGCATGATCTGCTGGTATTCGCTGTCCTCGGGCTTGGGCAGCAGGCACCCGTGGTCAACGCACCAGTTGTCGATCTGCGTCATGTAGTCTGTCATTTCGCCCTTATCCAATTCGGTGGTGCTGCGCAGCTTGGTGATTTCGGTCTGGCCCACGGTCTTGGTTTCGTGGCCCAGGAATTTGTGGCGCATCAGGTCGTGGGCGTCGTCCTTGGTGAGCCGGTGGCCGCGCTCGGTGAAGTGGCTGGCCATGACGGTGAGCCACTGCCAGTACATGGCGTTTTGCGAAAGCGTGCGGCTGGCCTTTGTGATCTTGACCCGCACCGGGAAATCCCGGCGCAGCAACTCGCCCACCAAGTCGCCAAGCTGTTCTTTGGCGAACAGGGTTATCGTGTCAGCCATGCACCACCTCCAGAATCTCCATGCCATTCGCCCGGTGTTTCGCCACAACCGCCATACCCTCAGGCGTGTTTACGATGGCCTGGGGCCAGCCGGTCATTTCGGCTTGGAATTGGGCTTCTTCCAGGGCGGCTTCGGCGTCGGTGAATGGAGTCATGCCGCCTCCTCGCCAGCCGGCGCAGGCAGGGAAACCATATGCACGTTCCGCCCGGTAACCGGGCACGGCGTCAGCTCCTCGGACTCCACCAGCCGGCGGGCCGCAATCAGCGAGTTGGTGCGCGCGGCCACGGTGGACGTCTCCAGTCCGGTGAGCTGCGCGATCTGCCGGCGACTGACCCATCCGTCGGTGTGCTGGCCAGTTCGGATCAGCAGGGCCACTCCGGCAAGCACCTGCTTTTCCTGCCGGCCCAGGTCGGCGGTTTTGAGGGTGTCGTAGGCCATGAGGCTGGATTCGCGGACGGAGGTTTTCATTGCACGTCCTCCACTTGGCAGCTGATGGTCATGTTGCCGATACGCGAAGCCCCCATGAGGCGGCAGTCTTTCTGCGTTGTGGCAATCGTCAGCAGGTAGCCAAAAAACATGCCGACCACAAACCCGAGAGCCACGAGCAGAACCCATCCGTTTTCGGTCTTCATCTACGCCACCTCGCTCTTGCTGGTCAGTCGGCCCGCCACGCCATCCAGCGCGTCGGACAATCGGTTAATGCCGGGTTGTGCCTCGGCGCCCTGCTTCATCACCGCGAGGCACCGTTGCGGGCTGCCGATCAATCGCGGCTCCGGCACAAACTGGTCATGCTCCCCGGCGTTCGTCGCCTCGCTCATACCCAGCAGCTTCGACGGATGCCGCTCCGGCGGGCGGGAGATGTACGCCTGATAGCGTTTCTTGAACTCCAGGCCCTTGAACGGCAGATCGCGGTCGGTCACGTCGCACAGCTTGATCCAACCGCCCATTTCCTCGATGGCCGCCATGGTGCGCGGATCGTCGAACACCACGGATTCGTAGGGGCCAACGCGGCGGATGGCATCTTCGACCCTAGCCCAGGCCGACAGCGCCCGGGTATCGCCGTCGCCCTCGATGTGGCGCACGATGTCGGCAGGCTTGGGCACGAAGTCGCCGTGCTGGGTATCGTTGACGTGGGCGGTCAGGGCTTGCTTGATCGCGTCCAGGTCGAACCGCTTGAGTGCGTTAAACATCAGGTCCAGGGCGCCATCGGATGGCGGCTTGCCGTACACCTCGCAGACCTGGGTCCACAGCGTCACAAACTCGGGGTAGTCGTTCGCGTTCATTGGATAATCCCTCGCTCTCTCGCCATGCGCTGGCCGCGTTCATGGGGGGTTTCCTGGGGCGGTTTGCCGGTGCGCCCGCCGTCGAACTTCTTGGCATTGCGTAGCCAGGTGTTCAGGGCTGCGTGCCAATCCTTCATCGTCGAGCCCTTGGCCCGGTGGTAATCACGGAACTGCGGTAGCTGGTCATGGATACTCACGCCCTGCTCCGCCGCCACCTGCCGGTTGTTCTCGCTGGGCTCGAAATCTTCAGGGAGCTGGGTTGCTCGCTTGGGCTTGCGCTGCTTGCCAGCGCGAGGCGCCGAAGGCGCAATATCTTGTGACGGTCCCGGTGTTTGTAATGGTGATGGTGAAGGTGATGGTGACGGGCACTCCTCATGCATTGCCTGAGCATTGCTTGTGGCATGCTTGGAGCATTGCTCGTTGCTTTTCTCTTGCTTTGCTTGTTGCTCGGCGTCCTTCTCCCAGCGCGCTTGTGCTGCGGCTTTCGCCTTCTCGCTGGCCTTCTGCTTCTTGTCGCGGGCGGCATCCATCTCGCGCTCGATGCGCTTGTGCTTCCACTCGCCGTTCTCGACCGTGAAGAAATGCTCAAGCACTGCTCGGTGCATGCTCCAAGCATCAGGCGGGAGCCGGGTAATCTGAGCCAGGATGGCGTCGTTGTCGGGGAGTGCGCCGTTCTTCCAGTAGTCCATGATGAGCAGCAGGTAGGCGCCGTGCTGCTCAGTAGTGAGCCTGGACGTTCCGGACATGTAGTCGCCGATGTATAGCGGCATCCAGAGGTCGACATCAGCCATTGCGCCGCTCCTCGGCGATGGCTACGGCGCCGTCTACCGCCTCAATGATCTTCCGCGCAACTTCGTATGCCTGCATCGTCGGCAAGCGGATGCATGCGTCCTCCTCTGGGCCTAGACCGGGCTGCACCAGAAAGAAGCCACTACCATCCTGGATCGCCTCAAGCCTGAATGGCTCGTACTCTGTAACCAGAGGAGAATTTTTAGCTGTCTGGAAATCTGTGTCTGCCTTTGCCATAATTAACTCCACGTTGTATCTAAAGCCCCGGTTCCGCCTGCAAGCGCCGGGGCTTTCTTGTTTAAGCTGATTGCGCCTCAAGCTGGGCCAGCCGCGCCCGAAGCTCCGCCATTTCCTGTTCCGGGCTGACTTGCCGCCGGTCGCCATCGGAAAAGAATCCGCCGCCAATCACGCGTGCCGCCCCTTGGTACGCGGCGGATGCCGACTCTTTGCTGTCAAACAGCCCCAAGAAGTACGTTCTCCCGTGATTCTTAATCGCTGCCCGGTATTGCGTTGTGCCGCCCGAGATTACGGCACTGACACCCTTAAATTTCGTGGTGTTGTCGGATCGCATTGCGCCGTTAAGGCTGTTCTGCCATTGCTCGCAGCCCCTGAGATTCCAGGCTCTGTTGTCAGACGGGTTGCCGTTGATGTGGTCAACGTAACCGCGCGGACCCTCCCCGTTTATCAGCGCAAATATGATGCGGTGAGCAAGGTATTTGCGGCCCCGATACACAACCTGCCGATAACCTCTAGAGCTGCCCCTTGTGTCTGCTCTTTGCCCGATCTGGCGCTGAGAAACCTTCACCTTCCAGCGCAGGGCTCCTGTTGAGGGGCAGTAGTCCACCAACTCACGCCACATTGCTGCATCTATCGGTGTTGCGCTGCTCATGCCTCACCCCCAAACAGGCGCTCCGCCCGTTCAGCGATCTTTGCAAGCGCCTTGGTAGCGCCGATGTATTCCCGCTGCAGCTTTGCCCGTTCGTCCTCAGGCTCCAGCGGCTGCGGGCGGCTGTACCCGCATTCGTCAGCCATGAAGAACATGGCGGCGGAGGAACCCTGTTCCCGGGCGCGGCGCATGATGAAAAGCATCTGCTCCAGGCCCAGCTTCTCCGCCTTGGCGGTGTTGATGCAGTCGGAAAGCCAGCGGCCGGCGGCCTGCGGGTCCGTTTCCGGTTTGAGCATCGCGCCCACCACCTTCGGGCCGCCCAGCATCAGGATGTCGGTGCGCAGCGCCTCGAAGATGTCTTCGTGAAAGAGCGTTGCTTGCTCCATTTCGTCTCTCTCCTACTCGTTCCCACGCTGTCGGAAGGCGTCGGAAACCTGAATTCAGTCAAATAAAAAGCGCCCCGGTTATGCGGCGCTTTCGTCTCTGCGTTGCGACGGGAACGGCCGCACCTCGGACGCTTCAAACGAGCCGTCCGGCAGGTGCGTGACATAGATCTGACGGCCCGACCTGAGCGCCTTGCTGAGTCCGGGCTGAGTCATACGGAGAAGCGAGGCGGCCATGGCCTGCCCCTTCTCCTGAACAAAGTCGCCAAGGGTTTGCTGATGCATGGGATTTCCTCCTTTGAGGGAGAATATAACCGCCGGTTCTTCTATGGTCAATACCGCCGGTTGTTTGCCCCTATAACCGCCGGACATATAGTTGCCGCCATGAAAAAAGACAGGAAAAAGCCGCTCACGCCGGAGGAGCGCGCCGAGTGCGCGGCGCTGAAGGCGCTTTGGGATGCCGAAAAGGGGCGCAGGAAGATCACCCAGGAGGAAATGGCAGCCAATCACGGCATGAGCCAGCCTGCCGTCGGCCATTACCTGAATGGGCGCAACAGGCTCAATCTGCGGGTCGCTCAAGCCTTTGCTTCATACCTGGGCGCCCATATTGCTGATTTCAGTGATCGCCTTGCCGAAGAGCAAAGGCGGCTTTCTGGCGCTGGAGGGTCGTTTCATGTGGCCGAAGACCCCGCCGAGTACGGCGCCCCCTCTGAGGATGAATACGCCCTGATCCCCCAGTACGACGCCCGGGCCTCAGCCGGGGACGGGTGCCTGAACGATCATGTGGAGGTAAAGGGTGGACTGGCCTTCAAACGCGACTGGCTGCGCAAGCTGGGCCTGAAGCCTGAGAATTTGCAGGTGATCTACGCCGAGGGCGACAGCATGGCCGACACCATCATGGACGGCGAGGTGATGCTCGTGGACTGCGCCGACCGGGAGCCGCGCAGCGGGAAGATCTACGCGATCCTGCGGCCAGACGGCGGGGTCAGCGTCAAGCGCCTAATCCAGAAATCCGTCACCGGCACCTGGACGGTCGCCAGCGACAACCCGGACAAGCGCCGGTACCCAGACGAAGACGCCAGCGCGGAAGTGCTGCACGACATCCCGATAATCGGGCGTGTGGCCTGGCGCGGCGGTGGACTATAACAACAACCCAGGAGGGGGCGTGGAAATATCCACCATTGAAGAACTCGAGGGCGTCACATACGAGCAGCTAGCCGAGTTTCTAAGCGGCAACGGTGGGTTCTCAAAATGCGAAGCCTGCGGGTCCCAGGATTGGGAGATAACCAGGATTTCTGGCGGGCACATCCTGTACCTGTACCAGGACGTGGTTTTCTTGGAAAACAAGACAATGGTCTACCTGCCGGTGACGTGTGGCACCTGTATGAACACCCGTTTTTTTAATGCTTTGGGCATTGCCTACAGCGTTCTTGCCGGAGGCCAATCATGACCAAGCCTGAAGTCATCGATATTGCCACGGCACGCCTGCCCGCGCACAATAGACCACGAAAGAGAGGCGGCGGCCCCGGAGGGCCTGACGATATGGAACGTAGAGTTGAGCGCCTGGAAAGCATTACCGACGATCTGCGCATGGGCATGGTCCGCGTGGAGTCTCGGCTCGACAACATCGAAAAGAACATGCTGACCCGCGCCCAGGCCGCGATTGCGGCCCTTGTTGCGGTGCTCGCCGTGCTCGGCGGCGGATGGTGGATAGTTCAGCAGTACCTCTCCCCTATCCTTCAAGGCGTGGGCGGCCAGTAAACCGCCAGCCATAGCCCACCAAGAGCCCGCCCAGCGCGGGCTTTTTTGTGCCTGACCTTCCCTGATCTGACCTCTTCGTGACCGGCCGGTCACAAATAATGGAGAAATATATAACCGCCGGTATTGACCCGATAATATAACCGGCGGTAGTGTAAACCCATCAACACGGACAACCCGCAGGGGAGCGAACCATGAACGCACATCAAGCCGCCAGCGATTGGGATTACCAGGATGCACTCCATCCGCAGCGTGCCGCCTACGACGCATGGTGCGAGGCGTATCTGGTCGAGGTGCTGAAGTCCGACGAGCTCGAAACCGCGTTCAGCGCGCAGGAGCATCTGGAATCCGAGTTCGATGCGCTGGTGCTGTTCCTGGCCTTTAGCGCCGCCGAGTTCCGCCCGCTGTGCCTGAGCGAGTTCCGCCGCCAGACCTTCGGCATGAGCCGGGACCAACTGCGAGACGCGCTGGACGACGGCGAGATTGATCCGGTGGAGATTGTGCGCCTCGCGGTGTTCGCGCCGGATGATGCTCGCCGGACCTGGGCGCCGCATGTTCGGCAGGCGATGGACACGTTCCATGACGCTGTGATGAAAGTCGCGCCGTCCTGGGGCTGGGTGGAGACGATTTTTGAAGGGAGGAATGAGCCGTGAACAGCGATCAACTGCACAGCCTGACGGTGCTAGCTCACCAGGGATACCGCGCCGCCGTCGACCGAGATTCAAGCCTCGCCCTGGTTGTCCAGACTCGCCTTGGCGGCTGGTGGGAATGCGCCCTCAGCGTCGGCGACCTGGACCTCGCCTGCGCAGCGTACCGGGCCGCCGAGTGGGTTCGGGCCGCCTCAGCGTTCTTTGTTTTTCGGCAGCCCTGCACCGTGACTGTCAACGGCGCCGAACTGATGTGGAGGGGAAAGTCATGAGCGAGATTGATTGGAGCAAGGCGCCGGAGGGCGCGACGCATTACACGCCGCGCGGCCTGGATGTCTGCTGGTTCCGACATGACGGCGAAGGGTGGCGCTCGTGGATTGACGGTCGATGGGGTGTCGCTTACGGCAGTGAGGGGTTCTTTGAATCCCTGATCCCCCGCCCCACCCAATGGCGCGGCCCCGAGGATGGCCTGCCGCCGGTCGGGATGGTGTGTGAGTACACGGGTTCGGCGAAAGTGCCTGGTGACCCCTCTGAGTGGAGGCCGGGCGACCAAGTCGAGATTTTGGCTCACCGGCAGGCGCTGATGGCTATGGTGGCTGTCGGGTGGAACCGGCGCACCGGCACCGCCCGAGGCTCTGTCGCGGCGATCCTCCGCCCCCTCAAATCCGACAAGGAGCGGGCAGTGGAGGCGGCTATGAAAGTGATGCCGTACCCGGGCTCCCCGTCTACCCGGACCGACCTGGAGTGCGCCTACGACGCCGGCCTTCTCCGCCTGCCGGAGGAACAGTCATGAGCGAGATTCTCGGACACGACGTAAACGGGCGCCCGCTGCGGGCTGGGGACAAAGTCGTTGTGCTTTCCCCCGATAAGGCGCCCCAGCTCAAGGGTGCGGTTGTCACTGTGCTCGGACCTACAACCAGCTCCTGCCTGGGGGATATAGTCCGGGGCGATGTCGATATTGACGTGCCTCACCCGAACGGCGGCTGGTTCGGGGCGACGCCTCACAAGAACCTGCGCCGCATCGACGACCGCACCGACCATCAGCCCAGCGAATACACGTTCGATTCACTGATGGACCACCTGAAAAGCGGGGCGCCGGCATGAGCAACTTGAGCTTCGGCGAAATCCTGATGGGCGCCACCACGATCATCGCGTTTGTCGCCCTGATGACGGTCATCGGCGAACAGGACTACCAGGACGCCCTGGCCGAGGAACGCGCCACCTGTTTGATGGTGGCTCAGGGCCACTGGCCGGCAGAGACAGCAGAGGGCTACGACTGCCCAAAACGAGTAGCAAGGAGCGAGTTATGAGTGAGTTCAAGGGAACGCCTGGGCCTTGGCATCTTGGCCCATACGCCCATGTGGTACTGCCGTCGCAAGACCTGCCTGATTCTGAGGGTGGCGGCATTGGTATCTGTCACGTCTACGGCACCGAAAAGCGGAAATACAACGCGGATCTGATCGCCGCCGCCCCGGACCTGCTCGAAGTGTTGCAAGAGGTGCAAGAGTTCGCTCAAGGCTGGTCGCAATACGAAATGCCAATTGGCCTGGATGACCGCATCAATGCCGCCATCGCCAAGGCACTGAACACCGATACGAAGGGAGAGGGTCATGAGTGAGCAGATGAAAGACGGCGGGTCGGCGTTCCCGCAAGGCAAGCAGGTTGGCCAATGTTCCGTCTCCGAGGGCGGCATGACCCTGCGGGACTACTTCGCGGCAAAGGCGCTGCCGGCCATTTATCGGGATATGTGGGAGGACTGGCGGGCCAGTGCGCGCGGAGAGGCTCCGACAATGTGCGTACCCGAGGACTGGATGGTCGGCGTAGCGCTGGACGCCTACAAGATGGCCGACGCGATGCTGATCGCCCGAGACACCGATAAGACAGAGCGCTGATCTGTTGTTTTGCGGGGTCCGCCCCGCCTTTTATTCGAGAGGAGCACGACATGAGCAATCAAGGGAAGCAGATGGCAGTACAGGCCATCGACATCATCAAGAAGCAGGAAGCGAAGTTCATGGAGCTGGACGCCGCCAACGGCTCCCTGGTGGATTTCGCGCAGGAGTGCCTGTTTGCCCGCCAGCAGCTGCTCAAGAACGAGTTCACGCTAAAGACGGCAGCGAACAACCCGAACAGCCTGCAGGGCGCCATCCTGAACGTGGCGGCCATCGGTATCAGCCTGAACCCTGCCAGCGCCCACGCCTACCTGGTGCCGCGTGACGGCGCGATCTGCCTGGACATCAGCTATCGCGGTCTCTCCAAGATCGCCACCGATGCCGGCGCGATCAAGTGGGCGAAGGTGGAGCTGGTCTACGAGCACGACAAGTTTTCATGGCGCGGCCCTGCCCTGGCACCGGATCACGAAGCCGACCCGTTCAGCGACCGGGGCGCCATCAAAGGCGGGTACTGCATCGCCAAGTTGCCCGACGGTGAAATCCTCACCGAGGTCATGCCGGTGGACGAAATCAACAAGATTCGGGACACCAGCAAGGCGTATCAGAAAGGCGGCGGCCCGTGGAAACAGTGGTACGAGGAAATGGCCAAGAAAACCATCCTCAAACGTGCCTACAAGTCCTGGCCGCAAACGCCGAACCGTCGCCGCGTGGATCTGGCCGTCGAAGCCTTGCACCAATCTGAGGGCACCGCCTACACCATTGAGCAGCACACCGAGTTTATGGAGCTGCTGCGCAAAGGCGACGCCCTGAAGTTCTACATGATGCGGCTTTCCCTGCCCGACCACGTCTGGATTGCGCTCTACAACAGCTTCGACAAGGGCCACAAGGTCGAAGGCAAGAAACAGTCGGCGGAGCTGGAACACCAGGGCATCGCGCAGTTCAACGACATCAAAGACGCGATCCACGACGCGGTGGCCAGCGATGACCGTGGCGCCGTCGAGGAAGTGCTGGGCGAGCTGGACGCCGACGAACGCGCGTTCGTGCTCAAGCACCTGTCCGCCGACGCCGTCGAGTACATCCAGGCCATGGAGCAAGCAGCTTAATCCGGCGCTCACCGGGGAGTGGCGGGCCTTACCCGCCCCCTTCGGGGGAACTGACAACGGAGAGAGATATGGACGACATAGAGCGCATTGACCAAATGATGGCCCTGCTCCGCGCCATGAAGTCGAACAAAAAGAAGATGGCGAAACTGAGTGATATTGATTGCACGACGCTGACACCTAAAGCGGCCAATAAGCGGAGTGCTGACGCGGACTGGCTGGGCATGGACATCATCCGGCAACAGCACCAACTCCATGCCCTCGCTGTCGAGCTGGGGTTTGCAGATCGCCGTGACAGCTATGACCAAATTGAGCTTCGCGACGGCTGGCATCGCTATCACTTTCAACCGCCTGAGCCTTTTTCGTCATAACGGAGAGACCATGAACATTCTGACCTTCACAACACGATTCGGCCAAGACGCCCAGGTGCGATACACGCCCAACGGCAAGGCCGTCACCACGGTTCGCTGCCCGGTGGAAGCCGGCTGGGGCGAGAACAAGCACACCTCATGGGTGACAGCCGTCATCTTCGGCGAGCGCGGCGAGAAGCTGGCACCTCACATTCTCAAGGCGGGCAAGGCCACGGTTTCCGGCGAGTTCAAGGCGCGGGAGTTTGAGTCCAACGGCGAGAAGCGCATGTCGCTGGAAGTGCTGGTGCGCGAGATTGAGCTGCAGGGCGAGCCACGCCAGGCCGGCCAGAGCCACGAACCGGCCAATACCGGCCAGCAGTCCGCGCCGCCCGCTGATGATTTCGACCGGGATTATCCGTTCTAAGGAGCTGTCCATGATCCGCTACGCACTGCTACTACTCCCCTGCGCCGCCCTGGCCGACCCGACGCTCTACGTTCAGGGCGGCATGGGCTACCAGATCGGCATGGAAGAGAAGGCCATCATCCGGGGCCAGGAGTACCGGGCCGAGATTTACACCGCCCTGCCCGACTGGGTAGCCGACGTTCAGTTAGGCGTGGAGTACCGCAATTTCTACCTGCAGGGCCAGCACGTCAGCAGTGTGGAGACGGGTCAGGACCATGGGTTCAACGTCATCAGCGCCGGTTACCGGTGGGAGTGGGAGCTATGACGCCGATGCAGCGACTGGTGGAGCGCAAGGCCCGAATCCTTGGCGCCTCACCACAAACACGACAACGCGCCCAGCTCATTGCGATTGAGCGGGTACAGGGCGGTGAGCCTCGCATCCGTGCGGTGCGGGCTGCCGTGAGCTACGCAGCACAGGAGACGGATCATGGGTGAAATCGACAAGGCGGAAGCCCAGCGGCACTACGGCCGGGGCTATGCCGCTGGCCGAAAGCGCCTTGAACGGGACAAACGGGCGGAGGCCCGGCTACTGGACGAAAGGCAATTTTGGGATGAGGCGTTTCTCTCAATGAGCGCCGAGGCATTCCGGGCCCAGGGTTGGAAACAGGGCGATACGCCGATAACGAACCTGGACCAGAGAGTTGATTTGGCTGCGGACTGGGCCGACCGGGCAGTTAAGGTCCGCCGCAAACGACTGGCAAGGCTATAGGAGGCCCGCAATGACTGAGCAGCAGATAACCGAATTCGACCGCTGGTTCGAGCAGCGCATGGACCCGGAGCTAAACCTAACGCCCGGCGACAAGGAGCTGTGCCGCCATGCCTGGAAAGCCGCCCTCTCCCATGCCGAGTGGGAGGCGCAGCCGGATTACGTCCTGGATGCCCTGGACAATCTGATACATGACAACTATGAGCGCAGCTACCGTGGCGCCAAAAATCGGCAAGACGACGCCGAACTAATCCGCTGCGCTCTGCGCCGATCCCACCCCGCGCCCCAGGTGGCGGTGCCGGAGAAGGTTCGTGAGTTGATCGGTGCTGTGCGCTCGGTAAACCGGTCCCGACAACACTCAATCCATATTGAAGGCGACGACGAACCCTGCTTCTGGCAGCGCGCCGAATGGGTTCGTTATGTTCTGGAACTGGCTGACGAGGCCGAACAAACCATCACCGCCGCCCCCACCGCGCCCGCCGGGGAGCAAGATCCGCTTCCTGTCGGCCTGAGCCTTGGCCCCCTGACCGACCTGATCCACGAAATGGACAAATTGTGTCAAGCCACGCCGGTAGACTTCGCCGATGCCGTTGACGGGGGGTACGTGGATGCAGGCGTAGACCTGCACGACAAGATCATTGCCGAATGCTGGCGCCTTGCAGGCATGAAGCGACAGCAACCTGTAAGCGATCCTGATGGGTTGGGTGCTGAGCGCGCCCGGCGCCTGGAGACGGCGACCGTGGCAAAACTGCTGTTCAAGGCATGGTCTGAATCTGAGCCGGATCACGCCATCACCCAGCACCCGGCCTCCTACGCCGAGACGTTCACAGATATGGCCAAAGCAGTGATGCCGCTGCTGTCCGCCCCCGCATCGGATGAGCGGGAGATAGCGGCCAAGGCAATTGAGCAGACCACCCGTGAATACTTCAGCGACGAGAGTGGGCCGCATAATCTGCACGACTACCTGCTGTGGAGGGCCAAACGCCTCCGCGCCGGGAAGGAGGGTGAGTGATGGGGCACCGATATTTCTGCGGCGGATACGAATTTCCCCGCGAGCACGAGGCCGTTCAGTATGGCGACTTGATGGGCCTTCCGATTACGCGAGAAACCCGGCGAAATGACCGTGATCCCTTGCTCGGTCATGGCACCCATGTTTTTCGGGATGGCGGCTGGCTTTGGAGTGGCCACATACCAGGGAATCGACCCGTGGCCGCCGACCCGAGCAACACCGACCAGCCCCCGGTGTGCTCGACCGATTGCCCTTATCGCCATTCTTGGGATGGGAACAAGCTACAGCGTAATGCTCTCCGCCTGGAGTCGGGATGGTCAATCGAGCGGCACCGCTGTGGCTGGAACATTAAGCCCGGGCGGCTGGGCGGCGATCCGCTCGATTACGCCCCATGTATTCAGGAGCACTCCAATGACTGAGCGCACAGACCGCGAGCTGCTGGAGCTGGCCGCGAAGGCGGCCGGAGAATGGCCGGAATCCTGGCATGACAGCGAAGCCTACTTTACCGGTGTGCTGTCTCGCTGGAACCCCCTGGAAGACGACGGCGACGCCTTTCGGCTATCTATAAAGCTGGGCCTCCGCGTGCAGTATTGCGATGTTAGCTGCTATGCAGCAGGCAATGGTCACGTTGCGGTAGTAACGGTGCAGCCGGGCGGCATGCGGAACCGGTTTGTTGGTGATGTGGAGGAATGGGCATCTGACCCTTACTCCGCCACCCGCCGCGCCATCGTCCGCGCCGCAAGCCAAATATCCCTGGGCATGGAGAACCACAATGGTATGGCCTAAAGGAAAGACCCAAGCAAAAGACCTGATCGGCATGACGTTCAATCGGCTGACCGTGATTGAGCGCAGCGAAAGAAAGTCTGGCGGGAAGGCATGGTGGCGCTGCCAGTGCGAGTGCGGCGGCACGGCAGTGGTCACATCTTGGGACCTCAAGAGTGGCCACACCAAAAGCTGCGGCTGCCATAACGCCAGCAACCGACGGCAGAAAGCCTTGAGCCACGGATACAACAGAACTCCGACTTATTACACATGGAGCAATATGCTGGCTCGATGCAGCAATCCGAAGGCCTCCCGCTACGAGCAATACGGCGGGCGCGGCATAGCCGTATGTGACCGATGGTTATCGTTTGAGAATTTTCTTAATGACATGGGCGAGCGTCCGGAAGGCCTCTCCCTGGATCGCATAGACCCGGACGGGGGCTACTCGAAAGAGAACTGCCGGTGGGCGTCTACTTCCCAGCAAAGCAATAACCGGCGGAACAACGTCTTTGTTGATTACGAGGGCAAACGATACACCATTAAGCAGCTGTCGGATTTGCTTGATGTGCCATACGAGCGTCTGCGGTACGCATTAAGGCGCTACCCGGATAGCTGGCTGAAATTTGTCCGCGCCGCTGCCGCCATGGCAGAGGGAGGGGAGCAGTGAGAGTGAGCAACATGGAACTGCACAGGGAGCGGGCCTGCCGGCGCGCACATCACGACTGGATATTGGGCCGCATTTGCGACCCTGGGCGCCATGGCGCCCTCCCGGGCTCGGCATGGGCACAGTGGTACACCGAGGAATATGAGCGGCACCGCAGCCAGGACGAGCCCCACCCGGGGCGTGGGGGTGGCCATGAGTGAAATGCCATCAGCATTTAACGAGACATGGCGCACCGCTCGCAAGGAACACCGGTGCTGCGAGTGCCGAAGCAAGATTCAGGTCGGCGAGCGCTATCGCTATGTGTCTGGAGTTTGGGATGGCGAAGGCCGCAGTTTCAAGCAGTGTTCCGACTGTGCTGAGCTTTCCATCGCATTCACCGCCGATGCTGCGTTCCCGGAGGAGGCACCGGGACTAGGAGCGCTTGCGGAGTTCATAGCGGACGGCGATGAGTGGCGCTATGTCGACGAGGCACACCTGGGGCGCCTGGGGCTCACCTGGTGCCTGGAAGAAAGGACCGCCCAGCGCGGCAGGGAGGAATGATATGGGACATGTGATAGATGAGCTGCGCGAGCTATCTGGTGAATTCCTGGATGACATGGAGGCGCGCGACCTGTGCATTGCTGCGGCTTGCGAAATCGAGGCACAGGGAAGGCGGATCGAATACCTGGAGGCACAGGTCGAGGCTTGCTCGTCCCGGAATTCTTCGGACGTCGACCGCATCGCCGAGCTGGAGCGCGAGGTACAGCTGGCACGGGATGCCGTGGTCAACGCCGAGAAGCTGGTCCACGCAGCGCAGACGGACTACTACGAGGCGCGGCGGCGCGCGGTGGCGCTCAGAGAGGCGCTGGAAGATGTGCTGGGCTGGCAGTCCCTGGCCCCGGCCGGCGTGCTGGACCGTGCACGGGCGGTGCTCACCCAGGAGGAAGGAGGCTGAAATGCTCCAGCGAGAACTGATCAATATTGGCGAGTTCCAGCGGCGGGTCTGGGGCGAGAACGGCACCCCGCTCACCGCCCAGGCAATCCGCAACCAGCTCAAGCGCGGCGACCTGCCCGGACAGCAGGTGGGCAAGCTCTGGTTTGTGGACTGGACGGCGTACCAGCGCCAGACTGGCGATGAATTGGTCGATGCGGTACTGAGGGCGGGATAATGGCGCCAAGGCCCAGGAAGAAGCGAAACAGCGGATTGCCGCCGAACCTCTATGCGAACGGGCGGGCGTTCAAATACCGCCGGCCGGACACAGGGACATGGCACGGCATGGGCACCGACAAGGCCAAGGCCATCGCGGCGGCAAGCCAACTCAACGGGCTACTGATGGCCGGCGGCGACCTGGTGGCGGGCGTAATGGGCGACTCTATGAGCCTGAATGCGTTCCTCGACTACTACGAGGCCGAGGTGTTACCGCCCCGGGAACTGGCCCGGGCCACACTGGATCTGTACGCCGTGCGCTTCCGTCAGATTCGGGCGGCGCTGGGCGAGCGTGACATCGGGCAGATCACCATCGGCATGGTCTCGGCGTTCCTCGATAGCCTGACGCCGCGGGCGTCGAATCAGGCCCGGGCCATCCTGGCGGATCTGTTCAACCATGCGGCCGCAAAAGGTCTGGTGGCGGACAACCCCGCCGAGGCGACCATACCCAGGCCCGAGAAGAAGGCGCGGCGCCGACATACCGTGGCCGGTGTCCAGGCTATCTATGCCGTGGCGGAGCCCTGGCTGCAGAATGCCATCGATCTGGCCCTGCTCACCGCCCAGCGCCGCGAGGACATCCTGGCGATGCGATTCGATGACATCCGCGACGGTGCGCTGCATGTGGCCCAGCACAAGACGCGGCGTGCCAGTGATGCCGGCTGGATCCGGTTACCGATGACGCCGCAGCTCAAAGCCCTGGTGGCCCGCTGCCGGGATGACGTGCCCTCCCCGTTCCTGATTCACCGCAAGCCGGAGCGCCGGGTAGCGAGCGACCGCCATTGGACCCAGGTCGATAACCGCTATCTGACCCGGGCATTTAAAGCAGCCAGGGACGCCGCCAATCCCTACCCAGACTGGTCACCGGCCCAACAGCCAGGCTTCCATGAGCTGCGCGCCCTGAGCCTGCACCTGTACAAAAAAGCGGGCAAGGATGGGCAAAAGCTGGCCGGGCACAGCACGCGGAAGATGACGAAGAACTACGAGGTGGACCACGAAGAAGTGGTCTGGACCGAGGCCGTGGCCGACCTGGATTTGAGCAAAATCACGGGCTGAGTTTTGATTCTATTTTGATTTTGTTTTGATTCGGCCCAGAAACGAAAAAGGGCCAGCGCTCGTAAGTCACTGACCCTTCTCGACTTTATTGGTCGGGACGGAAGGATTCGAACCTTCGACCCCTTGCACCCCATGCAAGTGCGCTACCAGGCTGCGCTACGCCCCGAAATTGTGCTGCTCCGCCAGGGGAAGGTTCAGTGCGGCGAAGCGGCGGGAATCATAACGGATTCCCCGGTCGGATGGAACCCGGAATCCGCGCCGGTCGGCGCGGATGCTCAGGCTTTGAGCAGAC